TTAATCTTTATTAACCTCCATACAATACCCGTTTTTCCCATTGCGTTTAACATTATAAAGCATTTCATCTGCATCTTTAAGCCATTCAATGATTGACGCCTTATTTTTAGCACATGAGATACCGATGCTTACGGTACATGAGAAATCTTTATGGGACGGTAATGAGAGGTTATTTATTTGTTTCTGTATTAAATTAACTTGAGTTAAAACCAACTCATCATTACTGTTATTAACAATAACTGCTAACTCATCACCACCAAACCTTGCCGGGATATCATTTTCTCCTGAGCACTCGCGTAGTATCGTTGAAATACGAGATAACACTGCATCACCAACTTCATGACCGTAAGTATCATTAATCTTTTTAAAATTATCCACATCAATGAGAAGAATATATGACAATATCTTTTTTTTACGTGTGGTGCGGAAAGCACTTTCCATATTCTGTTCAAAACAACGACGGTTAGGAAGATCTAAACCAGGATCCATCAGAGCCTGCTTTTCCAGCAACTCCCTTCTTTTTCTCAATTTTATAGATAAATGTCTCGAAACCACACTCAATACTATGGGATAACAGGTTGCTAACGGTAAAGAAAGCAAAACCGTTCGGGTACTAAATTCTATCGTGTATCTGAAATCATTTGCTAACCAAACTATCAGGAAACTAGTCAGCATCCACGTTAATGCTGGTTTTAAAATTTTCCATCCCCCAGCAGCATAGCGATCAGCTATTTGAACGGAAACTATGAATAATGATGGAATTGGGCTAACTTGCATTAAGCCTATCCAGATACCAGCCCAGAATGAATCGAGTATCATATTCTTTTTTTCTGTATTCAACATATCCTTCGACATCATGCTTGCTAGATAAGCAACTGATGGCCAGATTAGTGCATTCAGAATTAACAGGGCAATCGTTATTTTTTTATGTGATTGTTCTTGGAGGACCGAATATATAGGAATAAAGCAGAGAACAACTCCTAACTGACGTAAAAAATACACTCGCTTAATGAACGATGCATTTCTATCAGATATGTATTTTTCATCCGGGAAATTTTTTAGCATAGAAAGCCTATTATAAATAACCAGGAGCCGGCATCACGTTAACCCGCTAAATAATGTGATAAAACCGCTCTGCATTCTAAATGCTATAACACGGATGTGAAAAATACAAGATTACACTTCAATTAATAACAAACACATCAGTATCAGCATTTGCCCCCCTTTATATTTTGAACCTATCTGGTCGATTCCTGTCTGACGCAAGCTAATACTTAAGCATTATCTCCTGAACTGTAGAAACTCAACAGAATTTAACACTATTACATCATTAATTTTGGTAGGTTATTAAAAAACAACATAACATCTGACCAGTAATACTTTACTTGAACTTATTAATCGTTTTCTGCAAATTATTCTGTGATGTACACAGCAATTAATGTCGTTCAGTTACCCCCGGCAAGTGCCTCCGGGGGCTTTTTTATGCTCCTCATCGTTCTAGTGCATCAACTCGATTAATCAAATCCTGCGCCACCGTAACCAGGTCAGCAATGATTGCCGTGTAATCCACATTCATCACCTTGAATTTTTCGCCATCAATCTCCTGCTCGATGCCGAGGAAAGTATACAGATCATCAGCTTTTTCAGCCTGCTGAGCGATAAAACCACGCCTCCGGCGCGTTTCGCCTTTCATATTGAACTCGCATACTCCCAGCGCGTTAATGCGCCTGGAGGCGCCTTCCCGAGATTCCGTAAAATCCTCTTTAAGCCGCACGTCTGAGCCGGTGGTCAGGACGTCCCCTTTGCCAGTGGAAATGGTGCCGCCAGCGCGGAAGATCCATGCATCAGTTCGGCCATAACCATCGAGATAGACAACCGCCCTGTGCTCCGAACCCACGGACTCCTCAACATAATAGTTTGCTACCGCACCACGGGCATCGCCAAAGCCGCCACGCCCTTGAATCATCGACTGGAACGGTGCGCCGGTGATCAGTTGTCCATTCACTGGATTGCTCGGGGCAACGCTTCTCGCCATGAGTGCTCCCCAGGCGTATAGATGCTTTTTACACATAAAGGCCCCTTCGAGAGTCAGCTCACCTGCTACGTTCTCGATAAGCCGTGTTGTGTAATCGGCGGTACTATCGTTGAAATGAAAGTCGATGTATGGCGTACTCATCGATAGCTCAATGGCCTGCGTCAACACTTTACCCTTCGACGTGTTATCGATATTGCCGCCGGCAGACAGCGCGCCAGGCAGTGTCGTTTGGTTGTTGGCATCAATAACGAGGATGTCATCAAAGGTGTCTGCCGGTGATACTGTGGTCGCTCTTGAACGCTGAACCCTGAACGGTGTTCCCGAGCCAACGGCAATCGTCCCGCCTTGCCCCTGTTTTTTGAGCAGAGCCAGATCTGAGTTCTTACCGAGAATAAAACCGGCATTATCGCTGGTTATAACCTGCGAGCCGTCGAGTTTGTTTCCTCCGGTGAGTTTTGCCAGCGCGTTAAGATCCGATGCTTTCGCCATCCCGGCTATCGCCGGCACGGTCACCTGCTTTCCTGTGATCGGGTCAGTCAGGGTAATATTGCCGCTGCCGGTCAGGGCCATCGACCAGCCCTCCACTACACTACGCCAGAATGCAAACGCGCTGGCCAGCTGGTTAGCAAACGACGAGGTGCTGGCGGTTTCAGCGGTAATAATACCGTAACTGGCACCGGAAAATGCGGTGGTGATATTCCGGGTCAGCGTCAGTTGCGTGTCGCTGTCCACGGATTTGATCGCATACAGGTCAGCACTACCGCTGCGGTAGACCACTAGAATCGACCCGGGCAGTATCCCCAGCGCCTCCTGTGACCATTTTGTTGTCGCACCTGTCACCCGTGCCTGCGACGCGGCACCCGTGACGGTACCGACTTCATACATCGCCATAATAAAGTTCCTCCTGGATGGTTTTCCCTGGAAAAAGAAAAGGCCCCTTGCGGGGCCATATATTGTTATCAGGTTGATGAACCGCGAATTACGTTGTTATTGCGCGCGGCGAAGGCGTCGAATCTTGAGAGGATGGTTAATACCATCTGTCCGTTACGGTCCAGGTAACAGCCATATCGCAGAACAGCGTCGCCAGTACCGGCAGGGACGACAAATGACATGTTGTCTACGTTCATTGACTCTTGCGCCGTTAACAGACGTGTTGCTCCACCTGTTTCATACATAAGCTCAATGCCTAGCTCCATACTGCCGCCACCAGACGTAGCGCCTGTGCCACGAAGAAGCATTGCATACGACAGATAGCCAGGATTCAGTCCGCCGTCAGCCCCTGGCGCGTAGGACATCCCCGCTCTGAGTTTCGCGCCGCCGTCGATAGTGATGCTATCCGTCTGGAGGAGTCCACCGCGAATATTGATCACCTGGTCGAAATTCTGCCGCCGGAACCGGGCCAGCTCAAACCACTGCCATGTGGCCTTCGGCACCTTGCGCGTGCGGTGCTGAGCGATGTTGATCGCAAATGACCCGATGTCGCCCTCGATGTGGTTCGCATATACCGTACCCTGGAACCAGCCGTCAGTCGCATAAACCGCACCGCGAACGATCACGTTGTTGAACTGCGAAGAGCCATCCTTAGCGATACGCCAGCCGCGTGACCCGTCAACAAAGTCATTCGAGCGGATCTCGTGGCCGATCTTCGCGTTCGTGATGGAACCGTCCGCGATTTTGGTTGAGGTCAGGGAACTGTTTTTGATACGTGCCGTATCGATATACAGCTCATTGCCTTCGGCAACCATCACCGGAACAGCCGTCGCATTATTACGGTTAAACAGCGAGAAGCGGTCAGCGTAGAGGATCATGTCGCTCGTTTCACCATTGCTGCCCAGCGTAATCCCCGCGCCAACATTCTTCCCGTTAACCGTCTCAACCTTCATCGACCACAGCGAACTCACCGTACCATTCACATCCGCCACGGTTTTGGCGGTGTTCTGAACGGAAGCACTGAGATCCCCGACACTGGATGTCAGGGTCGTCTGCTGCGTTGCCAGCGCCTCCAGTGCCGTTGCATGCGTCTGCTGGGTACTGGTGATACTGGCCACCGATTTAATCGTGTTGTCCAGCGTCGTCTGGTTTTTGATGTTGGCGGCCGCCTGCGCGTCAATCTGCGACTGAAGCGAGGTATTCAGGCTGGCCTGTGTGCTCTGGCTGTCGCTTAGCGTCTTCGCCATGTTATCGACGCGGGAGGTGGCATTATCCACTTTCGTGGCCAGTGCCGTCTGCTGCTGCGCCTGGGCGGTGATTTTCCCTTCGGCATCCGTTACGCGAGCCGTCAGACCGCTCACGGCACTCGCCGTCGCGTCAGAGGCATCCTGTGCCGCTTTCGCATCGGTAACATCCGTGATAACCAGATCGTCGATATACAGCGAATAACCGGGGGTGCCGCTGCCGGAGGCGCCACGGGTAGAGATCCAGACCACTGCGCGTGTTCTCCCACCCCCGTTGTTACTGGCAATACCCGTAAATTTCACCCACTTATCACGCGCACCAAGAGCGGCTTCGCTGACAGTGACCGCCGACTGCCAGGAGTTTTGACCGGCAGCATTCAGTGAGTTAATGCCGACCAGCGTTGTCCACCCGGAGGATGGCGCCTGATCCGCCGGCATCATAGCCCAGAACTCAAACCGGAACTTCGCATCCTCACGGACTGACTGCCAGCTCCCAAGCTGTTTATCGCTGTTGCCGTTGTTGTTCGCTCCTCGACTCACCTGCAGGCTCTTATTGCCGGTGAATTTCTGAGACGCCACCACAACGGCGGTGCCGCCCCCGCCCAGCACATGACCATCTCCGTAGCTTTCGAACGTACCGTCAACCCACGGATTAGCTCCCTGAGTACTGATGGTATTGATGCTGCTGGTCAGCGACGTGATACTCTGCGACTGGCTGGTGATAGTGTTTTCCACCTGGCTTACGCGACCAGTCAGTGAACTCACTGCAGTCGTGTCAGCCTTTTTACTCACCGTATCGTTTGTCGACCTGAGGCTGTTCTCCAGCGCCGTTATCGAGGAACTCAGGGAGTCAATATTACCCCCCTGGGTCTTCACTGTGTTCTGGAGCGTGGTAATTGCCGACGCGTTCGCATCAGCCTTCATCATCACACCGCCGGCTGCACCCAGCCCCATCATTATCCCGTTCACAAATTCGACTGAGGTCGAAATGTGAGCGGTGGCGTCACCACCGGTTGGCGCACGCAGTTCCAGACCATCGCCCGACCTCATGCCTTTGCGGCCAAGGAGAATATAGGCACCACGATACGGCAGGGAGTTGACGACTTCGGATGTACCACCAAGAGATTCCAGAGCAGACAATATCTTACCTCGGTTGCCAGATGGCTCATCGAATGTCAGGACGCAAACGTAAGTGCCACTGGCCAACGCCTCGATATCAGCCGACATCGTGGCACCATTATTCGCGCTGCCAAAGACATCGTATGTTTTGGATGTCGCAATCACCGTTGATCCGTCGCTGTGTTTTGCAAAAGTGACCAGTGCCCAGCTGCGACCAGGGGTAAACAGGTTTTTGCCGCTTTCATCAAAAACCCCAGGAGTTACGCTGTTGCCATTTCCCCGTGCAGTGACAGTAAACACAGTGCGACGGTTCATCGAGGCCTGCAGGCTGGTAATGCTACTGTTCGCCGCAGTTAAATCGCCCCCCTGAGATGTCACCGTGTTCCGGAGATCCTGCAATGCAGAAGCATCAGCCTTCCTGGCAATGTTGTTCTGAGCTGTCGACAGCCCGTTTTCCAGCGATGTGATGCGATTACCGATAGAGCTTATGGAAGTGCCCTGCTGATTCACTGTCGTTGTCAACAAGTCCACAGCCGACGCGCTTGCGCTATCAGCCGGAGAGTCGTTCCAGTCGGAAACAACGTTACCTACCTCAAACTTCGGACTGTTGATGTACACCGTCTGGTCTTTGGAGGTATTACTCTCGATACGGCACAGAATCAGGCGCTTGGTACCCGTGGTAGGTGTCTGTTTCCACTTAACCCAATAGCGAACCCATGAAGTGGTCAGCGTGAAGTACGCACGGCCATCGGTGTTATTACCTTTCGCACCCTGGCTGGTCTCGATAGACGTTGTGGTGTTCGGATTGTAGAAGAACGCCGTCATCGTCTGGCCGGCAACACCACCTTTCGCATAGAAGCTGTAAACGTACTCACCTGCATCGACAGGCGACTCAAGCGTGATTTCCCGCAGATCCTTGTAACCGGAGCTGGCTTTTACCGTTGCACCAATTACCGCGTTACCACGATACGTCTCGCTGGTAACGTTCGACCAGCCAGTCATATCGCCGGAGTTCTTGATCAGGTTTGTTCCACCGACAGAAATAGAATCAACCTTGTTGTTCAGATTCGTGACAGACGAACTCGTTGAGTTAATGTCTTTTTCGGTCTGGGTAACACGGTTGGTCAGTGCCGTCAGAGCATTAGCGTCTGCTTTATTGCTGACGTTGTTATTAGTCGTCGCCAGGTCATTTGTCAGTTCAGTGATGCTGTTACCCTGACTGGTGATCTGGTCGCCCTGTTGGGATACGGTCGAGTTCAGTGTCGAAATCGCATTAGCGTTAGCATCTGCTGTACTTTGCGCATTGTAGGCATCAGTCACTTCGGTAATGACCAGGTCATCAATGAGGAATGAGTTACCCGCCTTAACGCTGCTAACGTTAGGAATAGAAATCCTGACCATTGCCTGCTTAATACCGCTCTTCGTTGATTTCAGGTAACCAGAAACCTTCGTCCATTGAGTTGAAGAGAGATCCTTTGCCGCTTTGGTAACTGCCGGCCACTGCCAGGAGTTGTCCTGATACTGGAGCGATAAGCCGACGGAAATCTGCACGTTCTCGGCCATAGCGGTACTCTTGGCATCCAGCTTAACCCAGCATTCCATATAGAAGACTGCGTTATCGCGAACCTGGAATCCGCTGAAAATGTGGGTATCAGTGTTGTCAGTTGCATTGGCATTGTAGTCATTCGGACGCGTCACACGAATGCATTTATTGCCGCCATGCGAGTCGTCAGTGGTCACGATGGCACGGTTATTCGCCAGATTGTGGCCAACCGCGTAGCTTTCAAAAGTGCCATCAGGAAGCAGATTAGCGCCGCGTTTGGATTGCTGGCTCAGAGAGCTGCTGAGCGACGTAATGTTGCTGTTCGCCGCCGTCAGACCGGACTCCGTCTTCTCCACTCGTCCGGTTAGCGAGTTCATCGCCGTCTGATCCGCTTTGCTGGCCACATTCGCGTCTGTCTGCGTCAGCGCATTCCGGAGCTGGGTGATGATCTGCGAATTGCTGACCACATCGTTGCCAATCTGGCTGACATTCGAGCTGAGTACGCCGGCTGCGTTTGCCAGCGCGGAAACACCGAGACCGGAGTACATCTCAGCAACCTTGTCTGACAGCTTCAGGCCCAGGTTGATATACGCCTGGCCGGTCCACTGATTCACCAGAAACTCAACGGTATTCCAGCCGGCTTTCAGTTCAAAACTGCCGGTAGTCCAGCTGGCATTCCCCCAGGCAACCTGAACGCCATTTACAAATACAGCGCCGGTATCATCAAAAATCCTGTTACCGGGCGCCATTGTGATGGTGGTATCGGCGGCCACTTTCACCTGGCAGGAATACAGCGCGATCAGATAGCTGCCGGCGGACGTAAAGTCCAGTTTGGCCGCGTCGGCCACCTCATCCACGACCACGGGCGCCACGGCGCGAATATCGCTGAATGACGGGACTGTCCCGGCGTTAGCCAGCTGCACAGGATAGATCCGACGGGACCAGCTATTCGGCTGGCCATTGACCAGCTGATTCGACAGACTGGTGATGCTGTCAGTATTGCTTCGAATATCCTGGCCGTTTTGCTCTACCTGCTGTGTTAACGCGGTGACCGCGCTCGCCTCCGCTTTCTTCGCCAGCGCGGCATTTGTCGTGTTCAGGCTGTTCTGCAGGTTCGTCAGCTGCTGGCTTTGCGAGGTGATATGCCCTTCCGCTGTACTGACCCGGTTCGTCAGTCCGGTAACGGCGCCGGCGGTGGCATCGATGTCCACCCGGTCGGTAACGTCAGTGACGTAAAAATCATCGAAGTAGCGGCTTCCGCTAATCAGATAGTTGCTCATCGTCACCGGCAGGCTGGCTGTCTCCGTCGCTTTCCAGCGACCGGAAATCAGGCTCCAGTTTGTCCCCACCGTACCGCTGTTATATGGACGCTCAAAAACCGGCTGGCCGGCAGAGTTACCGATCCGCAGCTTGTTGTTCCCCGCGCCATTATCCGTCGTCGCTCCGGGTTCCTTGACCCACACCCCGATTTCATAGGTTCGCCCCTGAACAAACGGGATGTATTGCCCCGGAGACACGCTTCCCGGATCAACCTTCAGCGCCCGCGTCCCGCTGTGAGGAGCGGAAACCTCCACCACACTGGTCGCGGTTGACCGCCCGGTATAACCATCCAGCCCGCGTTCAAACGAGGGATTCACGACTAGGTTACCCGGTATCTGCCCGCTGGCATCGATATCTGCCGCGACCTGCGAGAGGCTGTTCGACAGGTTCGTCAGCGAATTGCTCTGGCTCTCCAGCGTTTTGCCCTGCTGCGTCACTTTCGTGTCGAGCGTGGCCAGCGCAGTCGCATCGGCTTTCTGCGCCAGCGCTTTATCGGTATTCGCCAGATTTCCGGTCAGCTTCGTGATGGCGCTGTTCGCAGCCGTCAGGTCATTGCCCAGCTGTTTGACGGTATTGGTCAAATCCTGCACCGCTGTCGCATCAGCCTTTTTGGCCACTGCGGCATTGGTGGTTGCCAGCCCGTTTTCCAGCTGGGTTGTCCGGTTGCCGGTCGAGGTCAGCAGATTACCCTGTTGAGTCACGGTGGTGGTCAGGGAGTCAACCGCCGCCGCCGTGGCGTCCGCAGTATCCTGAACCTTTTGCGCCGCTGTCACATTTCGCATATGCCAGTCCGTAACGAACCATACGGTGCCATACGGGCTGTTCTGCGAGATCTGCAGGAACGGGCGGATATAACCCCTGTCCACCATCGCCTGCGTGACCTTGAAGCGCCAGGTGGTTCTCTGCCAGGTCGCGGAGGGGGATTTTCCGCCACCCGCCATGAGTGGCGCACCGGTGCTCGTATCTGGCCGAACGGCAGTACCAACATACAGATTAAAATTCGCGGTGCCGGCGCCGCAGGCAACCAGTGCGCTGATCTCAATCACATCGTTAAGCGTGGCCGGGAACGCGGCAAAGTTAGGATGGTGATCCCGGCTGGCAATTCTGGCCGCATAACCATACGGGCATCCCGACGGAACATCCTCAGCCGTCGTGGATACCACACTGAACCCCATCTGGTCGTAAGTTGGGTCAAATGTCGGGTTGGGAATTAAATCCCCGCCTGATGCGTTTCCGGCCCGTACAGCGGATTTCAGCGAGGTAATGTTGGCGTTAGCAGCCGTCAACCCGGATTCCGTCTTCTCCACTCGTCCTGTTAGCGAGTTCATCGCCGTCTGATCCGCTTTGCTGGCCACGTTCGCGTCTGTCTGCGTCAGCGCATTCCGGAGCTGGGTGATGCTCTGCGAATTGCTGACCACATCGTTGCCAATCTGGCTGACATTCGAGCTGAGTACGCCGGCTGCGTTTGCCAGCGCGGAAACACCGAGACCGGAGTACATCTCAGCAACCTTGTCTGACAGCTTCAGGCCCAGGTTGATATACGCCTGGCCGGTCCACTGATTCACCAGAAACTCAACGGTATTCCAGCCGGCTTTCAGATCAAAACTGACGGTAGTCCAGCTGGCGTTTCCCCAGGCAACCTGAACGCCATTTACAAATACAGCACCGGTATCATCAAAAACCCTGTTACCGGGCGCCATTGTGATGGTGGTATCGGCGGCCACTTTCACCTGGCAGGAATACAGCGCGATCAGATAGCTGCCGGCGGACGTAAAGTCCAGTTTGGCCGCGTCGGCCACCTCATCCACGACCACGGGCGCCACGGCGCGAATATCGCTGAATGACGGGACTGTCCCGGCGTTAGCCAGCTGCACAGGATAGATCCGACGGGACCAGCTATTCGGCTGGCCATTGACCAGCTGATTCGACAGACTGGTGATGCTGTCAGTATTGCTTCGAATATCCTGGCCGTTTTGCTCTACCTGCTGTGTTAACGCGGTGACCGTGCTCGCCTCCGCTTTCTTCGCCAGCGCGGCATTTGTCGTGCCCAAATCGCTCGTCAGTTTCGTGATGGACTGACCCTGGCTGGTTATCCTGTCGCCCTGCTGGGTAACAGTAGACTCCAGCCCGCTCAACGCCTCATTCGTACCAGCCAGGCCCGTTTCCGTCTGGCCCATCCGGTTAGTGAGTGATGTTAACGCGGCTCCCTGCGATGTCAGCGTGGCACCCTGTTGCTCAACTTTCTGCGTCAGGGACGTCAGCGCGGTCGCATCGGCTTTTTTCCCGAGGCTGGTTTCCAGGCCTCCGATACGACTCGCCTGCGCACTCTGCTCTGTCGTCAGGGAACTCAGTTCACCAGAAACAGCAGCTTTGTTGTCGTTAAACTGCGTCTGCAGGGACTCTCTGGCCTTAACTTCCGCTGAGATGGCGGTAACGCGCGCCGTTTTTTCCTGGTACAGCAGCCCGGAGGTGACTTTCTCCAGATCGCTGCCCTCATAGGAGCCACGCATCTGCGCCGCCAGCGTGCTGCGTGCCTGCGCTTCGGCGGTCAGCGCGTTACTCAGCGTGCTGCGCACATCCTGCAGAGCCGCCGTACTGGCGCCGGGTGCTGGCCGGCCAACGGCGATCCAGTCGAATTCGATAAAGTTGCTGGCATCCTGCTGGTTCGTCAGGTCCAGACGAATACGATCAATGTTCCCTGTCCAAGGAATATCACGCACCGTCAGGGTTGCCACCCCATCGGCATATTCTGGCTCAGCAACAATGTATCGCTTCGTGTTATTGAAGTTTTCGCCGGCAGACACCCAACGGATCTCACCCGCCCAGACTGGTTTGCCGGTTTTACGAAAGCGCAGCATGATGAAGCGGTACGCCGCACCATCGACAGCCAAACCGCCAGGAGAGGTAATGTACGGATCGGTGGCGCTGTCAGCAGGGCGTAACCAGCCATCCTGGGACACTCCCGGTACGCCGGCGCTTCCGGTCCAGCCCTCGGTCGTCTGATTGTTGAAATGCCAGATAACCTGCGAATCGAACTGGATATTAGCGCCGGCAGCGAGGCTGGACATTTCCCGCGCCAGATTTTCATCGGCACTCTTCATTACCTGAGTCAGGCTCTCGATACTCGCCTCAATCCCCTGCGTTGCCGCCAGCAGTTCATCAGCAGCCTGTGCCGCCTTCGCGTTAACATCTGCGATACGATCCGCAGTTTCCTGCTTAACCGCATTGGTTAACGTGGTGTTGACCTGAGACAACGACTGCTTCAGGCCATTCTCGGCAGTTTTAATCTGCGCATTCAATGCGGCATCGCCGTCGGCCAGCGACTTGCTCAAAATTGCTATCTGCTGATTCGCATCAGCGACGGCGGATTTTGCCTCCTGAATCCCCTTGTTTGCCTGAGCCAGACCAGAATCGAGAGACTCATTTACCGAGGTAAGCTCATCCGTGATGGTTTTATTCACGGCGGAGATCTTTCCGTCAACATCAGCAGTGATGCTTTTCGCAGATGCATCAATATCCTGGCTGACTTGCTTCGCCTGATCTGCGGCTTCCTGACGCAGCTCTTCAGCGGTCTGCTCCAGTTCCTGCTGCGTATTGCGGATACCTTCCTGCGTTTCGCTAATGGTACGCTGCGTTTCCTCCCAGGCATCCGTATCCTTGATCGCGTCGGTCAGGTTTTCGTAGTAGTCATCAAAGTTATCGCTGGCCATCCCCTGGACCCAGCCGGTCCACGGGCTTTCATTGCCAAGACGATCCACAAGGCGCGCCCGGTACCAGAATTCGGCGCCCATACTGAGGCCCATCTGCTGATAGCTTTTCCCCGGATAGGCTACGTCTGATAACGGCATTGGCGCACTGCCGTCCTGGTTTTTGCTGTACTGCAGTTCCGTGCGCAGCGTATCCCCGGAGCCGGTCGGGAACTCCCAGCTAACCTGGACCCCATGAACCAGCGAACGGGTTGCCAGCGCCAGCGGTGCCAGCGGCTCGCCGACCTTGCCGGTCAGGGTTTTCTCTTCGGAATACGCCCAGCCGCTCGAGATCTCCGCCGCATTTATCGCGCGGACGCGAACCAGATAACGACCGGCATAAATGCCGCTGACCTCAAACGAGGTGGTCGAGCTGCGCGGCACATTAATCCAGTTCCCGTCGTTACGGCGCCACTGTGCCTCGTAGGCAATAGCGCCGCTGACAGCTGACCAGTTAACCTGCATCGTTTCGACGCTGATCCCCTGATTCACGACCGAGCGGGATGTGATGACAATATCGTCAGGAGGTGACTGGTTGCCCGCCGGCAATACGCTAACCGGGCGCTGGTCGATAATAGCGCCGGTATCGATGCGGGCGAATTTATCCGGGTCATGTGCCACGCCGGTGATCGTGAGGGTGGCATCGCTGTTCTCTTTTACCCCTGTAACCCGGTACTGCTGCAGGAAGAGGTCATCGGATTCAACGGCCCAGACGCATTCCCGTTCTGGTGTCTCACTGTACGCCGTTGTGACCGTAATCTGCCGGCGTCCGTTAACAGCCTGAATGGTCCGGCTCTGTGAGATACCGGATGGCAGGTTTAGCTGGAGACGGTCGCCAGGTTTGGCATCCACATCACGATCCAGAGTAATCACCCGGCCATTCACCGCGCTGATTCGCCCGCCGTTGACCCGTCCGGCCAGCAACTCATCCGCCAGGGCAATGATATAACCGGGTTGAGGAATGCGACCGTCCAGCCCCACATCAAACTCAACGACCCGGTCTTTGTTGTTGGTCAGTATGCCCCACAACCCCTTACGGTGGGCTTCGCTCTGGCGCGTACAGCCAATCGCGGTCAATTCGAGCTGGTTAAAACTGTAGCGGGAAACCAGTTCCGGGATAAACGCCGGCTCCATCGCATCAGCATAAGCATTATCCGGATCAGACCAGGAAACCAGGGCGTTGGTGTACCGAACCTGGCTGCTGCTGCTCGAATAACGGGGTTTGCCGATAATATTGGCGCGCGTATAGGTAAAATCGACATCACGCGGCATATCAGCCTGCACAACAATCTGCTCACCGTTCCAGCAGGTCATGCCCCGGAAAATGGCGGCAAAGTCTCGCAGCACGGTGTAAGCATCGTTGCGTTCCTGAACATAGACGTTACAGGTATAGCGCGGCTCCATGCCGTCACCACCGCGCCCGTCAGGAACCAGCTGATCGCAGTACTGTGCAATCTGGTACAGCGTCCATTTCGAAATATTGGCGCTGCTCAGACGATTACCGAGACCAAAACGGTCAGCTGTAACAATGTCGTAATAGATCCAGGCCGGGTTATCCGTCCAGGCCCATTTAAACCCGCCGGTCCAGACGCCGGTATATTCGCGGGTTTCCGGATTGTAGTTATCCGGCACACGAATCACGCGCCCACGCGGCTCACAGGAAATTTGCGGAATGGAGCCATTAAACTGGCTGGAGTCGAACTCGATATAAAGCAGCGCGGTGTTGGGATAACGCAGCTTCGCGTCAATCACTTCGGTATAGCTCTGCAGCGTCATCACGTCGCCAACTTTGACACTGTTTGCATCCGGAGAGATTTTACGCAGGCGTAGCGTCCAGGTACTGCCGGCATGGGGCAGATCAATACGATGGCTCCGCTCATAACCGGAGGTGGTTTTACCCGTGACAGCGGTTTCCAGCACCGTCTGCCAGGCGCCGCCGTCGGTCTGCAGGTCAATCGCATACTTGACGGTATTGCCCACCACGTCGCCATCATCTTCCTGTTTCATCAGGGACGGCCATTTCAGGCGGACACGAACGGCAGAAAGCTGGGTATTAGTAAAGGTATGGGTCCAGGCTGTCTTGCTGGAAACTTCCGTTCCTACACTGATTTCATTTTCAGTACCGGGAATACCCTGAATATAAGTCTGAGCCTGCGTGCCGGGGCGAAATTCCCAGGACACGCCACTGAAGTTTTGCGAACCATCAGCATTTTCAAGCGGGGTGCCATCAAGATAAATATCTTTCCCGGTTAAACCACCTGCAAATTCACCCTCACCTAATGCGAGCAGAATTTTGGCTTTCGCAACAGACTGTAAATCATCCGGCTGTTCCGTCGGTGTACGCTGCTTTGAGCCGCCACCCTTGCGCCCTTTAATTATGTTATTTGCCATATTACGCCCATAAAAAAAGCCACCGCAAGGTGGCCTGAATTGGATGGTTTACTGAATAAAAATTATTGCTGGTCTTCTACGTAAATACCGGCAGATATAATGGCGCCGCCAATTCGGCGTTTGCCATAAAGTAAAGGGACTGGGTATCCCTGAGAGGCAGTGTTCGTCACTCCCCCAAAGGCGTAGGACGCTTTATTGTCAGCGGATTCTTTTCGTGCCAGGCCAGCTGGCTGTGGGGAGAGCATCTGAACGACGCCGCCGAGCATCATGGCGCCGCCAGCTTGAATACCATACGCGGCATTAGCCCAATCCTCTGTGAAAAAACCATAGACAACACTTGCCGCAACAATAACTGCACCAAGGATTGTTTGGAGAATTCCTGCCTTCTTACTGCCAATGATAACAGGGACTATGCGGATAATTTCGCCACTTACAGGGTATCCTAAATCATCATGCCCGATATTCTTATTCCCTTTAAATACTGCATAGGTCAATCCACGCTCCTCACTGGATATCATGAACCTTTCAAATCCAGGGATCGTCGCAGATAATGCCTCTCCGGCTTCATTGATGTTCTTTATTAAACGATAATGAACCTTCCCAAAGGTTTTACCTAGGACTCCAGACAGTTCTATTCTCGTCATGGTTTCTTGCATGCTTTATCCTTGCCATTCAATTAAGATAACACTGTCTCTCCCACTCCTTATTAAAGGAAGTGGTGCCTTCATCTATTGCAGAAAAATTGACAGAAAATATATAACGAGACTCCCCAGTGTAACCACCAAAACTATTTTTAGCGTTGATATGGCCACAGATAGCATCATTTTTTCCAATGAATTCACCAGAAAATTTAGCTGAGGAGGGGTCTTTTAGCATCCCTTTTATATGCTCCCTGGCGTTAAGGATATCATTTAGCTGTTGCTGATCTTCTTCCTTTGATTTCCTAGTAACTTCATTTTTCATTTCATCCCTCTGCTTTCTTAATTCATATGCTTCTCCAAATATTGGTGTCTGCGCATTAGTGAGGAACAAAAAGATTAAACATGCAGAGATTGAACTCAACCCTAGGAAACCTTCTCCACCATGATTTTGGTTTGTAAAAACAAATGCAGCCATTATGGCTGGGATTAGAAAAACAAACGATATCGGTGCTCTGTAAGCATAAAAGCAGGTTATAATAAAAAATATTATGGCTATAACTAATGCTACTCTCCCAACAAGAAATTTTAGTCCACTACTATCATTGTTTTTTTGAGATGTACAGCATCGATTATCTTTATCAGTGTTTTTGGAAGATGCGTGTTTTACTGGTAAATATTCACCTACCGTTCCTGTATTAACAACGACTCCATCAGCAATCATCCTGTCCACAATTTCATCAAGAGTGTCAGGAGGAATGCGCAAGGCCTTAGATATATAATCAAAGCGCACACTCCCATCCATTTTATTAACGAAATTTACAACTTTATTGTATAACTGCTCAGTGATTGGCTCATTCATTCGCATGCTCCTGTAAATTGAATTAGGAGCATAATATACAGGCACCTTAAAATAGTGAATGATGTCGCACGATTTTCATCGTCCTTTCCATCCAGTATCCACCATACGGCACGCGCTTGCTGAGATGGCCATACAGATGATGCAGGAGCATATTTTCTTCCAGCAGAATCCCGGCGTGGTTCCACTTATCCGCCTGCACCTGCATGATCACCATATCACCCGGTTGTGGTGGACCATCAAACTCACGGAACCCGCATTCATACCAGCAGTCCTGATAAAAATTGTCCGGGTACTCCTTTTCCCACCACGGATAATCGACGCGGTAATCGTGCAGCTCGATGCCGTGGGTTTGCCGAAAATAGCTCATCACCAGGCCCCAGCAATCATAGTGGCCCAGCACGAATGGTCGCTCGAGGAGCGGCAACTCACCACGAGGGTGGATGGTACGGAGATCGCCCTCTGGCCAGCTGATAATATGCCAGGGGAGAAGGGTCGCGTCGCATTGCGCTTTATCCAGTTCGCTCGGCTGGGTGGTGGCATCAGGATGGCTGTGAACAATACCGGTGATCGTTCCCCATTCCTCAACCTCCGCATAATCCTCCGGCGCCAGCACAAAATTATCTTTCGACTCTGTGGCCAGGTTCCGGCAGGGGAAATAACGCTCCGCTCGCCCCCTCTGGGCGACGAGGCCGCAGGCCTCGCGCGGATATTCTGTGGCCGCATGTTCCTGGATGGCCTTAATCGTTTTCTGACGCATATCAGCTCCTGATTAATGAGGTGCCGGGGAACCCGCCAAACGGCAGCTCACTATTCTCACCATGACGTAATTTGCAGGCCGTGAGCGTTCCGTTGCAGACATCCTGCGACGGGTCATCAACAGGCTGATTGTTCCTGTCAAAATACCGGGTGCCGGCATAGTCACACCCGTTACCGCTGCGGTATTGATTGCGGGTACACCAGGTGCAAATCGCATGCAGCTGGCGAGTGGGGATCATCATCCCCTGCAGGGCAAACGGGCTGGAGAGAGTAAATTCCACCTTCTCATCGTCTTCATAATGCTTTACATCAATGAAGAAAAGGCGCCGTTTCTCCTGCGTCGGATCAGCTGAGGCATTCCCGTCCGGAAAGTTCTTCGCATCGAGATACTGTTTTTGCGTGTCGTGGATGATAACCCGCGCCAGAGCCAGATCGTCGTAATGAAGACAGAGCGCGGATATTTTCCCGTCGATGTTCCCTACCCGCAGTGTTGGCTGCGCGTCGCTGCCAGTGGTGGATGACTCGATCCCTTCGATTACACATGGCCAGGCTTTATACTCCCGCCCCTGCCACCAGATGCTTTTCGCAGGCAGCTTATCCAGGTCGCCGTCAGCTGCGAGGATTTCGGCTGCAGTATGGGGGACGTTATAGCCGTGGAAATACAAAATCTCATCCAGACCAAACGCCTGGCCATCGATCTCCAGGAGACGAACCTCATCGCCTGGCTCTAATTTCTGATAATTCGCGTTAAGGCTCATGGTTTAAATGCCTGAATAAATGTGGCTGACAGTGAGTAATTTCCGCCGCCCAGCGGCACCGGTTTGTATTGTTCGCAGCGGTAAAGCCCCACCTCTTCCAGAGGCGGGGTCCACTGAAACGCGCGGGTGCCGGCATGACGGTCGAGGAACTGCTTAATCGGACGGATATAGTCCTCCGTACCGACAAAACTCAGCTCCCAGTCCTGTGATCGGGTGTTAATACCATCGCCGGATACCTGCGCATACCCGTCACCGAATTGCGCCTTCCGGACACGAAAGTTAACGGTCTGCTGGGGATTAACCCGCGGACTCCAGGTGAATATCTCAATAGCCATCAACGTTGCCCTTTAACTGCATTCCAGACCATCCCGCCAGGGCGCATATCCTGCGCCATCAGCTCCCTGTATTTTTTCTCCACAAACGAGCCAATCTGCTGGCCAAACTGCTCAAAACCAGACGGTGCCTGCGTAGATGTGTTTCCGCCTTCAATCGTGATATAGACTTTTGGCCCTTCCGACGCGCCGGCGTTCTGTCCACTACCCACCGCGCGTACCCCCAGTGAACCATCGCCGGCACGCGTCAGCGGCATGATGGCCTCCGGCCCGGCCTCGCCAAATACGCCGGCCCCTTTTGCGAAAGCGAAGAACTGCGGAGAGTCGTAGACCTGGTTGCTGTAGGCACTTAATGAAGGAGAGTCGAAGACACCGCCTTTGGCATAACCCGGTATTTGAAAGTTAAAGTTATTACCCGCATTCTGAATCGCAGTTCCTGCGCCGACATCAGCCGCTCCAGAAACACCACCTGCAATACTCACTCCAGCTCCCACCACACCCATGATGGTTTGCATGATGGTGCTGGTAACGAGAGCCTGAGCGGCCATATCAACGAGATTTTTTATGATTGACTGTGTGAGCGAGGAAAACAGGTCAGCCATGTTCTCCTTAAAGCTTCTCGTCCGCGTCAGCATGCTCGTCAGGAAGTTGCTAGAGCGCTCATGGGCCGTTTCAAATAACCCGACGGCCAAGCTCTGGAATTCGCCCTGCGATCGATATAACTCCAGCGACGTCTGATATTGCGAATCTGCAGAATCCTTCGTCGCCTTCTTCATCAGCATTTCGTACTGTTCTTTGCTGATCGCGCTGCTCTGATAGTACGACAGCAGCAAAGCCTGCCGCTGCGTTAACTGATTGCGGAGTGCTACCAGTGGATCAACCTCACCGGCGATATCCAGTTTAGGCGCCGCGATTTCGTCAGCCTTTGCCTGCAGCAGCTCTTTCGCGGTATCTCTGGCCAGCGTTATTCGTGCGGCCTGGTACTCTTTTTCATCAAGAAGGCGGGCTTTGAAAAGCTCAGCCAGGTCCCGGCTGGCTTCCTGCTCTTTTCGCAGAGTTTCCTGGGCGGGGGAATACTGCGCGGCCAGATCCAGTCGCTGTTTCTGGTAGTTCTCTGCATTCATTAACAGCGCGCGCTGCAGGTCAGCATCACTGGCGCCATTTTTCTTCGCCGCTTCCTGCAGCTCCCTGTTGCTGTCCTTTTCCTGCAGGTTAATTCTGGCCAGGCTGGATGCATGGGCTTCTTCAATTTGCTGCCGCAGCGTTTTGAACTGGTCGACCTGGGACTTACTGCCTTTCCCCGTGCCGGTACCGCCATCGCCGCCCCAGGGATTTCCATCTCCGGTCTCTTTGGGGGGCGTGCTTAACGCCCCTTTCAGATCGTCCGTAAGGGAGGTTATTTTTCCCGATAAACCCAGCTGAGCCAGTGTTTTTGCATCACTGACACGCTTAATGTTTTCCTCGGTTTTGCGGAGTCCCTCGTTAACGCTATCGAGATCCGCCCGCGCCCGCGTCTGGTCTTTTGTCACCCCTTCCAGCTGGCCGAAGGGGTCAAACCCTTTCAGGCTGTCGATACGACTGTCGGCATCCTGAATCTCTTTTATCAGCTGGTTACGCTGCACGACCTGGTTTTCGTACTTATCCTCCAGGTCGAACTGCTTCACATTTAACTGGTTAAGCGAGAGGCGCATCAGCGCTTCACTGGTTTCCACTACGGCATCTTTTAAATCAATGGCCGATTGCCGGGCTTCTTTTGCCTGTTGATGGAAATACAGTAATGCAGAGCCAGCCAGCGTCGCCGCGCCAACCGGACCACCAACAAAAGCCAGGGCGCCTCTTGCCAGGCCCACCGCAACGGAGGCCGCACGGGCTGATATCGACAATTGCCGGTTTGCCGCTGCCAGTTTCAGTTTCGCCTGGCTGGCCAGATTGGTTTGCTCAGTTTCCTGCCGGATGAGGCGGGTAAACTCATCCTGGTAACTGATATTCATCCCGTACTGTTTAGCCGTCCGCTCCATCTGCCGGTAGTGGCCAAACTCAGCGTCGTTCTGTTTCAGGATGGCCGCTGTCGAATCCAGCGTTTTGCGGGCAATATCCGCATCAGCCTGCGCCCGCGCTTTTACCGCCGCCTGGCTTTCCCGCCAGGCCGCGATATTCTCCCGCAGCCCTGCAGTCAGTTTCGTGGATAACACGGGGATCAGGCTGTAAAGCGCCACGCTGGAGACGGTGTTGAAATTGTCTGCCAGGCTGTTCAGTGCCTCCGTGGCAACCTGAATCCCGCTGCGGAGTGGCCCGTTACTGCTCTGGCCGATCTTAATGACCATCCCTTCAAACGCACTGCTCAGCCCCAGCAAATCGCCGTTCAGGTTGTTAACCCTGATGGATGCCTGCTCATGCGCCGTTTTGGTACCGGTCAGGGAAGCGGTCAGTTCATCAAGCTTTGAACGGTTCTGGACCAGGATAGACGCCGCATTCAGGTTCTCCACGCCAAACAGTTTTACGGCCTGGGCCGTGGAGAGATTTTTCCCGGAAAGATTGGTCAGCGCCTGGCTGAGACCAACCACGGACGGCTTGAGGCTCTTGTCCGTGCCCTTTTCCAGATTCAGGATGACGTTACGCAGCGCCGTGCCGGCTTCACCGCCTTTAATTTCACGCTCTGCCAGCACCTGAATCGCGGCATTCAGCTGCTCAAAACCAACGCCGGCCTGTGCGGCTGCAACGCCACCATTTTTAATGGCGGCCGCTGTATCCACAATCTCCGACGACCCGTACTTCGCGCCGGCGGCCAGCACGTTGATATAACGATCCGCTTCCTGCGCGCTCGCCCCGTACTGGTTTAAGGAGAGCGCCAGCGTTCTGGTCGCATCGGGCAGCGTTGTGCCGGCGGCCTGCGCCAGGATAAGCGCGCTGTTCGTAGCCTTCTGCAGTCCATCGGACGTTTTTAAAAGCTCCGGTTTAGCCGACGCCATCAGCTTTAACGCTTCGGCGGCCTGGCTGGCGCTGTACTCTGTCGTGCGCCCCATTTCCTGCGCAGCCAGATCCAGCGCTTTCATTTCAGCTGCAGTCGCACCGGTGATGGCCTGCAGATCTGATAACGCCTGTCCATATTGTCTGGACGTGGTGACGATCGTACCGATGGAAAGGCCGGCTCCTGCCAGCCCCGCCAGCCGGCTGGCCATCCCGGATATCGACAGACCGACCTTCTTATAGGCGTCTTCCGTCTTTTTCGCGTCCTCCTGGGCATTACGGTTAAACCGTCGTGACTGGTTCTCCGCATCGCCATACGCTCCCAGCAGCTGGGATTTAAAACTGGCTGCGTTCAGGTGCAGCCCGACCGCTAAAGATGCGACGTCTGCCATTACATTAATGCCCTCATGACTGCCGCGCATTCATCATCGACCCGGGATGGCGCAGGTGTGGTTTCGGTAGGTGGCGCGTTTTCATCGCCAGGACGGCGGAAAGTGCCCTGTTTCAGGAAGTAGGCTCGCCAGTGGTACAGAGTGTTTGCCGGCAATGCGGCAATTTTGGATGGGTCAGGCTCGCCCCAGCGGTCGGCCAGCCAGAAGATCAGCTCCAGCCAGGGCGAGTCACTCAGTTTTTTTCCGCTTCCTCCAGCTTGCCGATTGCGTGTTGCTTCACTTTTTCCACAGCGGCCAGCAGTTCGGGGTTTTCATGGGCCTTCAGCAGCTCGGCTGCCGTGGGTTTAAATTCATCCGGAATGGCCGTTCCATCCGGCTGAACCAGTGCATCGATGACGATCTGAATGACTTGCTCCGATGCCTCGCGCGCTGCGCCAGCTTTTGCGGTTTCAGCCATTTTCTCTTCGTAGCTGATGAGGTAATCCCCGGTCAGGCGGCGGATGAATACGGTGGCGCCAAATAACTCGGTTTTAATGACGGTTGGCTCCGATTTAAGCAACGCGGATTTCAGCGTGGACAGGTAATCTTTATCTTTCACAGGTAGTCCTTAAAAATAAAAAGCCACCCGAAGGTGGCTGTTTACAGGTTAAGTTAATCAGGCGCCGCCGGAGACAGCGACAGTTCCCCAGGTGATCTTGTTCTGTTTACCCTGAACAGTGATCTGGATGACCTCATTCGCCGGAGCGGCGATTTCATTCATCTGCCACCCGGACAGCGCCAGGAGCATCGTCGCGGTTCGCTTGTTGGGTAATTCGACGTATAACTGGATGGTCTTGCGGGCCTCTGCTGCGTTCAGCAGCGCGGCAAAATCGGTATTGCCCGGATCATCAATGAAGCCCAGCGACTTTTCAGGCCCGTCAGGCAGATCGCTGATGGACTGTTTCTGCTTATCCAGTAACGTGGTGCAGTCGACAAAGCCCCCCGTCTGCCCCATTGCACCCAGCGCTTTACAGTTAATCAGCGGTTTCAGCGCTGACGTGGCAGCGCCAGGATCCCCGTATTTCACAATGGTGCCCGCCGGCAACATCGCATATTCAGGCGAAGTTTTATCAGCCATGTTTCTCTCTCTTTTTATACGGCAGCGGATGCTACCTGTTTTCAATGCCGTTTCGGATTTCCACGGTTAACACGCGCAAAACGGTCTGGAGGTTGTAATCCAGGGCGGGTCGGATAAAGGGGTCTGCAACCTGTTTAACCGTGCCAAACTCCTGCGCCAGCGCCTTCATATGGTGCTGCTTGCTGGGGCCGACACGGAGCGTTACAACCGCGTTCCCTTTACCCTTGCGGGTGGAAGAGCGGATTTTGATTGAGTCCCGCATGTGCGGCCCGGCAGACGTTTCGTCAAAGCCGGCATGCTGCTTCATATCTTCCTCGACGACCTTTAGCGCTTCGCGCCCGGCATCCCGCAATACCTTCGTCGCCACTTTTTCGCCCAGGGCCATTAACTGCCGCTCCAGCTCATCCAGCCCTTTAACTTCCATTCGGATCACGAGGAGTCCTCCACGTAGTGAATGATGAAATCGCGGGTCAGGCGATACTGAATGCGACGATTCGTCAGCTGGTTTTTATCCTGATGGATACCGCCTCGCTCCACATACTGAACCGGGATACCCTCCAGCTGGCCATGAACGACGGACTTCAGTTCCGTCCAGATTTTTTTATCCAGCTGCAGCAGTGAGGTGTAATCATCGAGACGGTACAGATTCACCTGGATACGGGCAGAGACGATCCCCGTTCGCAACATTCCCGAGACCATTTCCGGGTCAGAGATACGCTGAAAGGTCGCTCCTTCCTGGACTGTGTCCGGCAGTAAAAGCGGATACGCATTCATGCCGGTGATGCGCTCCAGCGCACCCTTAATCGCCAGCTCTATCATGCCGCCCGTCAGCCTCCCCCGTGATAATGATCCGGTCCGTTTTACGGTCGATATTCCGGACGGTATAAACCAGATTTTTCGTCGTGATTTTCCAGTCAATATCAACCAGCACGCCCGGATAGACCGTAAACAGGCAGGTTTCCACCACCTGCTGCTGATCCAGCGTGCGGACTTTCCGCCCCGATACCAGCTCCCGTTTTGCCCACGCTTTTCCCGATTCAACCTGCTTTTCCGGTAGCGGTTCGCCCAGCGGCCCCCGACCGGACTGAACGTAGCTAATCGCAATGCGACAGTTCATATCACCCGGTTTCAGGCTCATAGCGTATGCTCCTGCAGGGGGAAAAGAAGATGCCTCACCGCAGCGGTTTCCAGCCACTGTCCGGTATGGCCATTCAGATACGCATCGCTGACCAGAAACTGAATGGCCAGCCGGATATCTTCATCCGCGATAAATCCGCGGACGGTCTCCGGGAGTGCCTGCAGCTCTTCATCACTGGTGACCAGCTTGCAGTAATAATCACGCTCGATGCTCCGCTGCGCGGCATTCACCATTTGCGTGAGCATGGCGTCATGCTCCGTGAAGTCCAGTTCCAGGCGTAGCTGGGTTTTCACATCATCCAATGTCAGTATCAAAATCGCTGTCTCCCGGTTTCGGTTTCAGCGCGCGTTCGGCATCCTTTGGCCATACCGCGATACGGCGCTTAACCAGCTCTTCCGCACGCTGGCGTTCAAAACACGCAACATCACCACGGGAATAACGATGATGCGGTCCAAGAAACACCACTGCTTCGCGTTCTGGGCTACTTACCGCCTGTGCGACCACGGTCGCATGGCTATCCTCTGCAACCGTTTCTTCCGGTTCCACGGACTTATTTTTCACAGCCATAACATTCTCCTTAAATGGAAAGGCCCGCATATGCGAGCCTTATTAACAGGGGGAAGGGTTAGAACAGAACGCCAGTACCCAGCACCAGACCTTCCGGGTGACGGAAACCAATATCGTGTTCAGTAACCACGCGGATAAGAGACTGATTACGGGAGAACGCCGATACCAGGTTGCCATCGGCGTCGATATAAGAGGCCTCTTTCGAGAAATCGACCTTCATATTGCCGTCTTCACCAATAACCACGTCATTGAAGTCGGCAAAGTAGATCTCGGACTCCTTACCGCCGGTACCCAGATTGGCAGGAATAGCGCTGGTACGCTGAATCGGGTAGCCTTTGAGTAATCCCTGAGCAATTTCCGGGTAAACTTTGTTCCCGTTGCCGTCACGCAGTCCGAACAACTTCATGTAGGTACGGTTAGACATGCCCCAGCCACTGTTGATCATGTTGCTGTTACCGTCCATCGCCTTCAAAATGATGTTGTCCAGATACTCGTCAATCGTGTTCATGTTGATTGCTGCATCAGCTTCCCACGGCAGCAGACGGTTCCACTGAGTTGCGCGCGCTTTCATACCAATCGGCGTATCGCCGGTACCATCATCACGCATAAAAGCTTTATCTTCACGAACGGAGATAGCTGTCAGAATATCCTGCAGGACCAGCTGCTCTACGTTAAATCCGGCACGCCCGATCAGCGCATTGGAAATCGGCACCATCGCAATCAGGGTTTTCGCTGTCAATTTTACGTCATCGAAGCGTGTTTCTGATGTTTTAGCGTCTTTGTTTTCACCGGTATAGCCAGCCGTTGCACCACCGGCTACGCGTGGCAGCGCTATATTACCATTCGGCAGCGGAATGGAACGGGCACCCAGCTTACGGACGATGGTGCGGTCACTCAGCAGCTCGATCACTTCACTGTGCAGGTTCTGCGGAATAAGTACGCCACCGGATGCCGCCGCCGTGGAGATGGCCATCGATACCGACTGATCATTCAGTTCCTCTGCAGCGAACTTTGCCGCGTCCTGCAGATTACCTGCGCCTGCGGCGACAGACATAACCAGTCGGGTCATGCCAGCACCGGTGTACTGTTTCGGCTCCTGCTTAACAATAATTCCGGGGGCCTGCTGAGTCGCTTTCACGGGCTTTGCGACCAGCGCCGCAGCACGTTCGGCGGCTTCCAGGCGTTCAATTTTGGCGCTGATATCAGTGAACTGCTGCTGCAAGCTCGCAAATTCGGTCAACTGCTCTGCTGCCAGCGTCCCGCCGCTCGCTTCAATGGTTGCCAGGGCCTGAACCTGTTCGTTGATACCCGCACGCTGACGACGCAATTCTTCAATCTGTGGCATTTGATTTCTCTCTTTTTAGACATAAAAAAAGCAGCCTGCTGGCTGCTTAAGGTGACGCGGTTTGTGTTTGCGCCGGGTTACATTTTGGTTTGCAGGTCCATCGCGGCTGCCTGCATCTGAATGGAGGTTTTTTGACGGGGTTGCTGATACTTTGTCGCGATAGCATTGATCGCCGCCTGGGGGTCAGAGACTTCATCCGCCAGGCCGGCAGACACCGCGCCAGGGCCAAAATACAGCCCCGCCTGCGTATCAATGACGGCCTGCTGATTCAGGCCGCGATATTCGGCCACCGACCCCGTAAACGTCTCGTACATTTCGTCGATCATGCCCTGGAACATACCCAGCGACTCTTCACTCAGTGGTTCATGTTGGGTGCCGTTATTTTTGTTATCTCCCCGGTAAATGGTGGTGAACGTCAGCCCCATTTTTTCTTCCATCTTCGACGTATCGAGGTGCTCCATGATCACACCAATCGACCCCACGCCACTGGTCTGGCTGACGATGATTTTGCTGCAGGCCGATGCGATGAAATACGCGGCGGAATACGCGCTGTAGTTCACAATCGCCGTGATGGGTTTCGTGTCACGAGACTGATAAATGTAATCGGCCAGCTCCTTGCACCCCACCGCTGCGCCGCCGCCGGAGTTAATATCCAGAACGATTTCGCTGATTGAGGGGTCGTTTAACGCCGCCTGCAACTGCCCGCGGATCCGCTCGTAGCTGGTCAGCTCGGAGCACATCGCCGTAATCTGCCCCCGGCGTGGAACGAGAATGCCATGAACGGGGATCACCGCCACCCCGCCGGTGGGCTGGACCTGCTCAGCTGCAGGTGATTTACCCGGATTCAGCGCCATCTGAATGACGGCATCTTCGGTGATCCCCTGAATACGGGGGATGAGCACCGCTTTCACGGAGTCCATTGTTTGCCGCGTCACGTAATGCGGCACACCAAAGACCATATCTGCCAGGTGCGGCAGGTTAATTAATTTCGTTGTCATGTTGTCTTCCAGGTCATCCCGCGTGGCGGGAAATAATCAGGCTCTGGCCAGAAGGGTTTCGATTTCGGCCAGCTGTTTTGCTGTCGGCGATTTATCGCCAGGAAGGATCTTCGCGCTGTCGACCATATTGAGCGGCGTCAGGTATTTATCCCCGCCGGCAATTGGCGGCAGATTCTCCATACGCCGGATATCGTTAGTGGATAGCCATCCCCACTGGCGGCCCAGCGCATAAGATTCATAGCGTGATTTCTGATCGCCTCGCAGCAGCCCGGAAACATTGAACTCGATGTACAAATCGCGGCGTTCGCTGGGCAGAAGCAGATCGCGCTGCAGCGCACCCTCATGGCGTTTCAGCCAGGCCAGTAGCGTATACATCACGAACTGCAGGCCCTGGTGCTCGATGTTGTTGTTGGTTGCTTTCGCCAGCATCTGCACCATATGTGGCGGGATTTTATAGAGCCGGCAGACCTCTTCCACGCCCCACTGCCGCGACTGTAGCAGCTGCGCCTTTTCGTTATCCTGCGACAGTTGTTTGTAGCTCATGCCCTCCTGCAGCAATGCCACAGAGAACATATTGTGAATACCGGAATGGCGCTCGGTCCATTTCGCCAGCAGGCGATCAATAGCATCCTGGCTTTTAATGGTCGCGGCCTCTTTCGGACGCTCTATCACCCCGCTCATCGTTGTCCCGCGCCGGAATGTCGCGGCCGCATGCTCCTCAACCGCCAGATTTAGCCCCAGAACATCGGCGTTCGTCTGAATGGGGGAACTGCCGATATAGCCATCCAGAGAAAAGACCTTCACATGGTGCATCATGCGCATCGGCAGAATTTCGCCGACTTCCGGGAGTTGGTAATACGGCATACCGTCCGGCCCTTTCAGCACAATGACCTTTTTCGGGTTAATGGGGATCAGCTCTTTCGGGTAGCCTTTTCCGTCCCGTTCGATGATCGAGTAGCAATTTCCCTCCAGCCCCAGCAACCCCTGCTGCTGCTCAAAATACTCGAATGAGGTGTCTTTCCTGTTGGGCTGGGAGTGAATCAGGTCATAAACCGGGTGATCCGTCGCACGCTGGCGCCCGCCATTTTTATCCCGCCGGTAAAGTTCGCACGGCAGCTGCGCGACGGACTCAGCCAGGAGGGTGACACAGGCCCGGACCGCTGAAAGTCCCAGAGCGGTTTCCGGCGTGATTATGATGCCAGTTTTGCTCTGGCTTGAACGAACCCCGCCCAGCATGGCTTCCCAGAAGCTATTACCCGAGTATTGTCGGCCCCTGAACATCTGGGGTAGGAACATTATTTACCTCCGCCATTGCTGACGCCGGAGGAAAAGGCCCGGGTTGTCATATATGACCAGCCCAGACAAATAATCCCTCCTGTTATCAATCCCACTGATGGAGAAATAAGCCAGGCACCTGCGGATAACAATCCAGCACCAGTGAGGCCGACAATAAAACTCAGAACTGAAATTAGCATGCTATATCTTCCTCATCGTATACGGATGTCATCACTGAACTGTTAAGCATGGCGCGCCCCAGCCCCATCATTAAACCAACCGCACCATCTATCTTGTTCTGCCGCCCTTCTTTCCCGGGACGCACAATATCGTCACTTCCGGGAAGGTACTGGCCGACGATATTGGAAATACACCAGTTCATGACAGGGTGTCCGTCATGATGGAATCTCCCCGAGATGAGCGCAGCCTCAATCTCTCTCATAGGATCACTCATATGGGTAAAATTTTGTCTTATCTCGACAGGCTCAAGCCCCTCTTCCTCAAGCATGTGACGTAATGAAGTCGCGCCATAAGGATCAATGGGGCATTGGGCAATTTTTACGGTATTCCGCAGCTTCAGGATCGTTTCAAATATCAGCCTGTAATCAACTTCGCCACCATCGGTCGGGATCAACTTACCCTGCCGGACAAAGGACTGATAACGTTCTGCGGTACTTTTCAGCGCGGTCTCCTGCGAGTAAATGGTTTCTTCTGGTGCCCAAAACAGAGGAGAAACACAGTAAAAATGTGTTATTCCGTCTATTTCACGACGAAAAACTGGAACCACGGCATTGAGGTCAACTTTCGAGGCCAGATCGATACCCAGCCAGCATTCTTCCCCTTCAAAATCTGACAACTTAAGGTTTTTATCGGCTGCATCCATCCATTTTCTCAGGTCGTAATAAGCTGATTTTGCGCTTACCCAGCGATTGAAATGCTTGGTCAGAATCTTGTTTGTCTGCCCGGGCGTCGACATACCCAATAATTGTTTAGCCCGGAGAAAATCTGCTTTTACCGAAATGCCATAGTTGGGGTTTGCCTTGATTAATGCCTCAGGAGTCGTCCAGTCATCATCGTCATCAAGGCCATAAATCAGACCAAATATGGTTTCATTTTCCTCGCCATTACGGGTTCTCCGCAGGATCTCTACAACCTGAGTACGCTTTTCATAGCAAGGGGATGTAATGTCATAGCCGGCAGTGGTGATGATCAGTGTCATCGGTTGTTCACGAGCCCCCATACCGGTGGTCATGGTGGTGTAAAGCGCATCAGTAGTATGTTCGTGATATTCATCAATGATGGCGCATGATGGCGAATCACCATCCCCCGGGTCACCGATCACAGGCGCAAAAACCGAACCGTCAGGGCGCGTCATTTTTTTTGCCCAGGGTTTTATCGAGAATTTTTGCCGCAATGCCGGCAGCTTTTTCACCATTTGCAGCGCCGGAGAAAATACCTTCCATGCCTGTTTTTCAGTCGTGGCGCCGCAATAGACTTCTGCACCATGCTCGCCATCTGCACAAAACATATAATTTCCTACAGCAGCGGCAATAGCGGATTTCCCGTTCTTCCTGGGCACCTCGATATAGATTTCAGAGAAACGACGCAGGCCTGTCTTCTTGTGTACCCATCCAAACGGTACGCCAAGAGCGAACTTCTGCCAGGCTTCAAATTCAATCCGGAGTTTACGCCGGGCCCATTCCCCTGAGGTATGAGGCATTTTCTGGGCAAAACGAAGAAATCGTTCTGCTTTGTTTTTATCGAAGCGGTAGGGCCAGTGGGGATCCTTTGCTCGTTCGAGGTCGTCCAGATGTCGCTGACAGGCAAGTACCGTTAACTGACACGCCAGAATCTTCCCGCCAACGATATCCCGCGCATACTGGTTCGCCGCATTGACGTTCGGATAGGTAGCCATCAGTCAAACTCATCGAATTCATTCCCGTCATCGTCCGGATCCTTTTGTCCGCTGGTCATGCGAAGACGACTGAGCGGATCTAACCCCAACAGAGAGCCGAGGCGGGCAAGCTGGGAAACCGAGTCATTGCGGACATTAACTGCAGGGTGTTTTTTCAAGCCCCCCATTTCACTTTCTGAGGTCAGTCCGCTGGCCAGCATTTTTTCGGCTTCGAGCATCAGATGAAAAGCATTGCAGTAAGCCAGCAACAAAGGTGCGTCCTCCAGCTCAAACACCCCTCGGTCGATGAGTATTTTGCTTTGCGTCTTCCACATTCTTATTGCCGCCTCCCCCATTAACTCAGCGGGAGGCGCAATACGTGTTAATTTGCTTTTTTGCCCGGTGGGTAAAGTGGGTTTTCGGCCACCACCGGACGATCGAATTCCTCCGGCCATAAACGTTCCTTTGATAGATGAAACCTTCCGGAAAAAAGTTTCTTATTTCTGGCGTGTAAAAATAGACTTCAACGGGCAGTCCCGAAACGCGAAAGGGGTCAGGGATTTGATCCCCCCTCCCCCCTGGCTGCAGCTGCCTCAGTCGAGGTGGAGGTCGTCATTCCGGCTGCGCCGGCGGGGAATACGGTTCGCACTGCGTGGGCCGGCATATATCAGACGTTCAATGAACACCAGTTGTTATACCGGCGGTCAGGATCCTGTCGCTGTAGCAGATCCTCCATCGGCCTGCAGTACGCTTTCTGGAAGCCGTTCATCTAATGGCTGGTTCTCGAAAACCTTCATCCCAAACTGACCAATCCAGGTGCTAACTGAGTTGATGTTCCCTGCGATGAAGTCGGTCACCTCGGCGATCAATCCTTTAACGACGACATCCGTGCTCTGACGCCAGTAATTCTCAATCGCGACCAGCAACGGATCGGAACCATTACTGATAGATTGTTCACCTACGCTATACGTTTTTTTCTTCGCGCTATCGGTTATACATCGCAGCTGGCTGGTCTGGACGGCTCCAACCTCTGCTGCAATTACCTGCATCGTCAACGTAGCCACTTTGTTCCCGTCTGCATCAGCGCTGGATGCATAGAACATGGAGAGCGTCAGATCCGTGCGTTTATACATCATTGCTTACCTCCCCTACGATGGCGGGAACGACGACCGCCGGGAAACGGAGATTGTTGATCCTGTACCAGCTCACCCACTAAAGGTTCCTGAGCCGACTCAGCAGCCGGTGCCGGTGCAATATCATGCGCAATCGTCAGTTTCAGCAGTGGGCGGCCGCCCTGGACATGCTCAAAATGGATGCCATGCACGGCTTCATTCATTCGTGACTGACCATCAGTCTCCAGAACGTTCAAAACGCCATCAACGTATTCAATTTTGAAACTTTTCATCGGGTTCTCTCTGTTGCTGTTTTCTTGCTGTGGCAGGTCCAGCACAATGACTCCAGATTAAAGTCATCATCGGTACCGCCATGAGCTTTAGGAATGATGTGGTCGACACTTGAAGCTTTCGTGGCAATACCGTCTCGCCTGCAGTTCTGACAAAGGTATTTATCCCTCTTCATGATACGGGCCCGTTTAATTTCCCACGGACGACCATAACCACGTTCATGCCGAGTTTTTCCGGGCTGATAGTTACGCCAGCCATCACCGGCGTGTTGCTGCCGATGGATCTCACAGAACCCACTGACATCATTCGTTACTGCCGTGCATCCTTTGTGCCGGCAAGGTCGTTTAGCGCGTGGAGGCATAACTTTTTCCGAAGTTAGTGATAACGCAGTCGTTAACACCGTTTTGTGTTACAGGGATGATGCCAGGGTGAACTTGGGTGAACTTGATGCCATATTCACCCCAATAAAAAGCCCCGCATAAGCGGGGCTGTAGATTCAGAAATATGGTTTTGGCTACTGGTAGGTATCTGCGAAATGCCCTTCGATCTGAGATCTGACATCAACAGTTTCGTCTAACTTTAAGGAATCATAGCCCTTAATATGGAAATGAGGCTCATATGCATAAATCGTAATAAATGCATATGACCCTTCATCTCCCGTGAAAATCTCATATTTGACGCGAGAAAGACCGGCACCAACTAACATGTATGTATCCAGAAGCTTCTGGGTATTCATCATCCATTCCTTTTCCTTTAAAAATCCTTATCAGCATACATGAATTCGATGGATGACGACTGCAATGAATTCTTGCAGGCTTCAAAAAAACCTCAATATCAGTAAGTTAATACCCATACAGCCCCCCAAATATGCCAAAAAATAAAGCAGAAAGCAGCCAGGCAAGTGCAGTCTTCTTCATTAGCACTCCGTAAAATGCTATAGACATTGCTAGACACATCGTTATAAAAACTGGCCACATAGTCAATAAAAAAAGCAAATAACCAAAAAACCCACTATTAATAGTTATATTCACCGCTAACTTAACCCTGACGTTCTAAATATAAGCTGTATCGCATGACACCATGCAATCTGTTCTTTCTGGCGAACTATAGCATTATCAAAGCCACTTAGTGAATGCTTGATGCCTTAGCCGCTGAGCTCCGTTAACTGATTTACACCCGCTACGCTTGTTATATCCGGAGTGTTGTCTAAACTATCTAATGACTTTGCTCTGCCACGACAAAGTCCGTCGTTCTACCTGTGAGCTTAGGGATGAGCCACTTCCTGTAGTATCTGGCCTTCCATTTTTTCTCAAAACCAGTAGAAAAACATCCCGCAATCTGACTATACTCCTACATTGGCTGCCCCTGCAGCACCCCGTCAATTTGTCGGATTTACTCCACGGGGTTTTTTATAACCTGAAACTGCTGGACAAAAGACTCCAAGAACTAAGCCCACCAGCAGCACATTTCCAGGATATCCATAAACAGGATACCTAAGAGTTGTTATGTCCTTCGAACATATAAGGCGCGTATGATGATTAGTTATATTCAAACCTGAGCTCATCAAGCCTTAATGGTTTTCTTATAAAAGTATTTTTGCATTAGATAATGAGTATCTGCCCCTCGCACAATGCGCAAAGCATAGGGGAGGATTCATCGTAATCACCATTTCCATCGGTGTAATTATTAACCACCCAAAGAGTGTAATCAATCGTGTCATCTCTGACAAGATTGATATTCCCAGCATTCTGTTCACCTCGTAAAATATACTTACCTTGCTTATCTTTTATACCATGAGAGAGAGTCCCACTCCTTTATTAAAATAATAGATAAAATCTTAAGTCCACCATCTGATACAAGTACTTCCAATGACAGTTTGTCACCTGAAGCTGGATCAGACATTCTTGCATAACATTTTCTAATCACAACCAACCTACTCATTTTTGGGTAGGGTATAAGCAAGGCAGGGACTGAATTCAACAAGAAAATAACCTATCGGGCTATCGCTTTATAATAAGCCTGCCAGCGGTACTTATCCAATCTCAGTTGCCGCAAGCACTGAGTGCTTTCAATATCAGCCTGCAGATCTTCGTCGCTGTCCTTCGCGGCGTCACTTGCTTTGCACGGCGGGCTCATCAAATCCGGGGATGGAGTTGGCAGCATCGATGGCGCGCTGACGCAGCTGCACAGCATCATCATCAAACCTGCATACAATACGATTCGGAGACTGAACATATTTCACCACGTCACGGGTTATTGTTTTGTAGATGACCTTACCCGCTTCGTTAGCAGTAGCGGCCTTTTCCTCTACAGGCTTAATGGTACTCTCGGCCTTCTCTCTCTTCTTTGAAGCTTGAGCATTGATGTGATCAGCGTGAGAACTCCAGCCTGAGCGCCACGAAATCACGTTAGAGGCCAGCAGGATTGTTATAGCGATGATAACGGCGGTTAAGCGACTCATCTTTGCTCCCATAAACAAACTTCACGCTCAACTTCCCTCCGGGTAATAAGTCCTTTCCACTGCTTACCTTTGGCATAGGTCCAGCGGAGCAGTTGATCGCACGCTCCTTTAGGGTCACCCTGGTTGATTTTGCGAAGCAGTGTGGAGGTCTGGAAGTTACCAGTTCCGACGTTATAGGCGAACGAGTACAAAGCCCCACGCATAGTTTCTGGGATCGGTTTTTTGATGTAAGGGTTGATCTGCCTGGCGACGGTATTCAGGTCTTTATTTAGTAGCGCCCGACACTCTGCCTCGGTATAGGTTTTGCCGAGCATGATGTCTTTACCTGTGTGGCCGTAGCAAACCGTCCAGACACCTACCACATCCTGATAAGGGTCGTATCGCACTCCCTCAAGCCCATCATTACCCGTCGGGCCAGTAATGAGTGCAGAGGCAATCGCAAAGGCTCCACCGCCGACTGCAGCAAGAACGCTTTTACGTAGTGTCGGAGACATTATTCACCTCGCACAGCTTTTCGCCGGTCTTCTTTAATTTTGAAATACAGATTCGTCAGGTATGTCAGCAAGCCAAATACCAGACTTCCCAGAACACCAATAGCGGCCCACTGGGATGGGGATACTTTGTCGAGCAATTGCAACATCCAGAACCCCGCGTTACCTGCGGACGTTCCGTAGGCAATACCTGTTGTTAGCTTGTCCATTCGATACATACTCCACCTCCGGATTAACGGGGTGCTTTGTGCGTGTAGGGGGTCAGGCCCATCGGGCTGATTTAACAACGAGCCGTATCGATGATGATTCCCGTGAGCCTGAAATGAAAAAGGCCACGCAAATGCGCAGCCTTTGAATAGATCCGCTGGAAAAGAACAGCCTACGCGTTAACGTGGGCTTGAGGTGAAGTTGTGGTGCCGGGTGCCTCCCGGTAAGCCTTTGGTCAGCCACCATGACTCGCGCATTCGGTTTAGCAATAAAACAATACTGTTTACGCCCCTCCGCTCAGGGGGATTCACCACCCATAAAACTTAACATCTCAATAACGTCTCTTCAATGCCAAACGTCGCTATGACCTAATTTTTCGGCGTAAAGCATCCTTCTGTTCCGCTTCTTATTGCTTTGAGCCTCACTCCGTTGAAGGGGAAAGGAGTTCCTGCAAATGAATCCATCGCCTTCCTTGTTTTGATGATTTATTTGGGCAGATTACGAGCAAAAAAAACCCGCCAGAGAAGCGGGAAGAAAATTGGCAACCAAGGCTGTAACGAAAGGAAGGTGCACCTAATAGTCCGAGCTACCGATTTACCAGGAAGCATTCACTTTTGCCTTTACGTTCTATAAACATAGCAGGGCAACCGCAAAAGTAAACCCACTATGAAATATTCAATATGCTTAGTGACAGTGTGGTGCCGGGTGCCTCCCGGTGAGCATGCCCCAGTCGGCATGGCCCGCGCTGCATTTACAGGTTTCTGTAACTGACTGGTCGCCCCTCCGCATAGGGGGATTCACCACATCAATAATTTAGGATGCAAACATTCAAAGTGTCAATATCTGACCATACCGCCAGCGCCTCTGCCATAATATAAGCCAGCAACAGCCCACTTAAATTGTATGCATTCTGATACTTGAAGCTATTGCAAAGCCCTGACTCAATGCAGTCACCCACTGATATCAGGTAAATACGAGGTAAGTAAAATGCTATCTACTGATAACCAAAGAATTTCAGAGATTTTTGAACGTTTGGCAGAAATAGCAGCTAAAACCGCTGAATTAACAAGCAACCCTAATCTATCCCCTGCTCAAAAGTAGGCAGCATGTGACAGTTACTTTATCGAACATGATCAGTTAACAACCGAAGCCCTAGAGATCTTCAAAAAAATCATTAAAAATCCTCGGTGAATGCTGAAGCATGTGAGATTGCGTATGCAATACGACGATATGACAGGGGTATTGATGCAGCGCATCTCGCGAATACCCCTGTCGTATCGCCGGAAAGCAAAAACCCCGCACGGGCGGGGTCTTCGTTATATTCAGATTGTCGCTTTTTGTCGCTGCCGAGTGGCGCAGCTCTGCCAAGCATGAAGGGATTATCTAACTTTCTGGCCCATTTTCAATACCAAAAAGTCAACATAGCACTTTTTGCTAATCCGCATGAATCGCCTTATGAACAGAAAGGAAAGCTTTTGCTCTGAATATTTCAAGACACCAGCGCACTCTTTTCCGGGCCTCACTGTCTGTTAACCATGGCGCCACCAGCTGTATTTCCCGTGTTATGTCTGAGATTTTTTTGCGGGTGGTGTAATAGTTAACGCCAACGAGATAAACAGGATCACCCGTTTCAAATATCGCCAGTACACATCGTTCAACAAATTCAACATCATCCTCAGTGATCGCAGCGTCAATGGCGACAGTTGCAGGTTTTGGCCACAAAATGGCATGCGCCCTGCTTAGTGCCTGCCGCCCGCGATAGCCTTCACTCCTTGCCTGCTCAATTGCTGCCGTAAAGCGCTCTAATGCTCTATCTGACCAGTGATCACCCTTCATACCTCGCCAGCATGAATGTCCTGATGGTTTGCGAGGGGCCGCACCTCCTCTCATACCTTCTCCCCATACAGTAAGCAGAGATTTTATCCAGGCGGACTGAATGCCATTAAGGGGAGTGAATCGGCCCAGCCAGCTTTTGCGCGGGGCGGCGGCCACTGTTTCTAATCCTGCACGGTGTAGACGGCGTTGACGTGGTGTCATTCTGTTCTTCTCCTTACTACGCCAGAACGCCGAGCGCGTATGCCCGGTCCAGCAATTTAATAATCAATACCGGCTGGGTGCCGTATTCACGCTCAAAAGCGGCAGGGTCATGGTGCAAAGCACGGTGGTGCTTGCGGCATAATGGGATCGTAAAAATATCGTGAGCCTTGGTGCCTACGCCGCCCTGCCCCCAGCCAATAAGATGATGGGCATCATCTGCAGGCTGCCCACAGCACATACACGGCTGTTTTTTAACCCATGAGATAAAGTCAGCTGATAACCATCGGCTCCGCTTAGGTCTCGCGAATAGTGTCGCCGGTGCAACAGGATCGACGTTCACAGGAACCAGAGGTTTGCCCGGCGTTGTTTTTGCCGATGGCCTGATTGCTTTTTCGATACGGGGAGAAAGAATGCTGGTGGCCGGTACCGACGGAACGATCTCACTCTCCCTGTAAACAGATTTAATGCCATCGTCTTTAATACGCAGGGATCGGCGCGCCATTTCTTCTGTAATTTCATCGCCAATCCCGGCGCCTACCGCCCACCAGCATAGCTCCGCCAGTGACAATGATCGCTGAGCGTCCAGCCCAAGCGCGATGCGGGCAGTGTCGATTATCCAGTCAGCGTTATTAACACCTGCCAGTTGATCGAGGGTTTGTTCTGTTTGGTTTTTCAGCTCATTATCACAGTGCCAGCATGCGATTATTACCCCCGTCGAATGGCGAAACGGGACAAGTTCATGGTGATGGTAATCGGAATGTGTCCACTGACAGTTTTTAACCTGCCGGCACAACCATGACTCGAGGACACTAACCCCACCAGCCGCAGTGATAACTGCATTCTTCATGAAAAATGGTCTAAGCTCCATATCATCCCGCAACGGCTGCCGGGCATCAGGAAGACGTCCACTGGGTATCTTTTTCATACTTGCCGGCGGCATTTCAACAAGAACCCGGCCGGCACCGAATAACGGCATTAATTCACTACCCGGCTTAAGCAGCACAATTCCAAGATGGCGTGCAATATCCACGTTAAGCAAAGCTCGCATCAGTCCCTCCACATCTTCTGTATGTAGGTCATGTCAATCCGTGGCGGCTTCTTCGATTCCGGCAACAGCACGCGGATCTCCCACGATGCAAAGTCTCTGGACAAGCTTTTCTCAACCACACAGTTATTTTTACGGTATCGCTCCACCAGCTCTGTAGCCTCAGCCTCTGAAAGTTGCTCGTGTAAAAACCAACTTTTCTTCATGGCTGATCACCGAACAGTCTCACAAACTCAATCGCTCTTTCACGCGCGCCGGGTTCTTCAGCGATCATTTCCTGCAGCAACTGCACGGCGAGCATAGGCTCCTTTCGCCCGACGATGGAAATTCCTCTGGAGACACGGCGAGAGAGTTTTATAAAATTTTTTCTCTCTAACGCACGCAGATGTAACAGGACAGCATTAGACGAGCTAACGCCGAGCATATCGGCCAACTCAGATAGCGTAGGTGGGTAGCCATGCTGATTGATGTAGGCCACCAGCAGATCGAAAACTTCCTGCTGTCGAAAAGTTAGTTTTGAAGACGAAAGCAAACCGGCGCTCGATGAAGGAGCACCAGTCTGATGGGATTTTGATACTTCGGGGGTTTGCGTCATGGTTTCTCTCCGCGACGCAGCAGGTATAGGTTGTTCAGGCCTATGACGGGATTGTAACAGAACCAGGAGGAACCTGGTAACTAACTCCAGACTTAGCCTTTTCAATCATCTGTGAAAAAAGAGAGAGAGTCCCCACGATCTCATCCGGCTGCAAAGGCATAAATGAAACAGTGTCGCCGCGCCGGTACATCAGAGCGCGCTCACACAAAGGAAAGGATGTCAGACGAGCAACGATCACCCCATCGTCGCATCTGATAATTGCATAGCCGGTGTTCGGCATTTCTTGTTTTTTACTCACAGCAAAATCCTCAAAATAAACCAGGTAAGCCACTGGACCTTAACTTAACAGAACCAGTCATCAGCGCTTTCCCAGGTGTCTTGCAGGATTTCCTCTACACGTTTTTTATCTCCGTCCATTCCACCAAGCACGGTCAACCCATCAGAGCTGGCCCGACGAATCACAAGACTGCAGTTATTAAAGTTTTGATCCAATCGCCGCAGTAGCTCCTTCTCCAGAGCAGGCACAGCGCCATCCGGCAATTTTTTTTGGCGATCAATTGTGATTTCCACTTTCATAACTAGCTCCTCACTCAAATACTGTATAAATAAACAGTATACTTGTTAAGTGAAATGTTCAAGCGTTTAATGCCACTTTTCGCTAACCCATGCTCATGTTTAGATTGATCTTTTCTCCACAAAGGACGAAATCCGCTATCACAGGGATACAGTCATTTTTGTGGTGATCAACACCTTTGATAAGAAACGTTGCTACCTCTGGCGCGCCAGATTCCGCTCTTGGCACAGAGCGGACAATCTCAATGAGATGTAGGTCTGCTTCGAGCGAGGAGCGGAAGTTTGCGGCTTTCTTACTGCCAGATGAAAGCGTCACTAACTTTACTGTATATTAATAAGCGGGAGCATTTCGCTCCCTAAATAGCTAAATAAAATTAGCTTAACACGCCCATTACTACTTTTCACTACACTGTCTGTTATCTTTCCAATTGACTAGGTGTCAACGCAGGCTTATTTTTTGCATCAGAGCCTGTAAGGCGATTTCCGCATCGACAGGATTTAGATCGTCATAATCCGCCAACCATACTTGAACTGACTCACTAAAGCTATTAGTGATACCAATTTCAGTTCCCAACTCAGGAATAAACTCAGAGGTGCCACAAATCACTTCGCTGAACCGAATCAAATTGCACATAAGGAAAGTTTCGCGGCCTTTATCTGTAATTACCTCATGATATGATCGACCTTTTTTATCTTTTCTTAGCATAATATGTTCATTGTAAGAGTCAAAATGCGGATGTATTATTTTGTAAGACACAGTATTCTCAGGGTAGGGTGCTCCGCTGTCGAGTGTAATTAGTAGTGGGTTTTTTTTGGATTTATGCGTATTACAGTCTTTGCACGTAACAGCAAGATTTCTTGGGGTGTAGAGATATTGTGGGTAAGAAGATTTGGGGATAATATGATCAATATCCCATTGCCCACCATGAAATTCTTCTCTTAATCTCCCACAATAAGGACATGTGAACTCTTGTTCATCGCGATAATAATCTCTAACTTCTTTTCGGAAGGCTTTACGCACTGCGCACGTACCATCCCAATGCGAGGCGTCTCCATTGAATGTATCGACAAATTCCTGAGCTGTTGCGCTGTATACAATAGGTCTATTAATCATCAGAGCTCCTTGCATACTCAAAGCTAAGGATCTGCTTGAATATCAGTTGTACAGGGTCTCCTTCCGGTATTCTCTTTTTATCAATGAGTATGCTGATTTCGTCCATAAATTCATTATCATCTTTTGTAAGAGCGATTTTTTTTGATATCTTAGACAGTATTAAGAGTAATTTTTTTATGATAAAGTCATTTTTATACCCAGGGCTTTTAAAAACACCTGTAAGTTGTTTTCCAGCAGACTGCTCTCTATAGGCTTTCAAAGGCTGTAGTTCATAAAACCCATCTTCTTCATATTTTTTTTCTTTTCTTATTATTGAATCAAAATTATCTCTATTTTCTAGGGACAGCACACAACCATTATCAAACTGCATACCAGAAATAATTTGAGGTGAATGCGTCGCAATAAGTATATGAGCTTCAAGAGTGTCGGGGCATAAAAGAGAGATGAAACGCATAAAATTAAGTTGCCATTCAGGATGTAAACTATTCTCTGGTTCGTCAATACATATCATGCAGTTTTTTTCTACATATCCACTTAATACAATTGCATTGCCGAATAATGTTCTCTGCCCAGAACTCAGTGAAACTATGTTGACTTCTTTTTTTGAGTTAAGATGCATAACCTGAATATCAGAAACATTAATCACATCCAATACAAATAAAATATTAATTATTTCAGCTTCATTTAGATCATCAAATAGATATTTAGATTCCGTGCTAATTGTTCCTTCTGCAACAGAAAAATATATACTACTAAAATTTCCCTGTGTAAACTTCCCTGCATCTAACATTAGCAACGTGTCGTATAATCCATCCAAATGGTTTTTATATTCACTTTCTCTTAAAATAATTTCAATAGACTTGTCCAACTTGAAGTTTTTATTTTTCAACTCTTCGTTTTTTGAATAATCAATTTTCTTGGTATGCGTAATACCTTCGTCAGACAGTATCACCCCACCATTAACCAGACTGCTTAATATAGACAAGACATACTTTATGTTTTGTGTATTCAAAGTACACTTAAGGTGCAAATCAGATTGCAACCCAAACATCATAAATGCTTCTCTCACTCTATTAGCGTCTTGCAAACCTCTTATGTTTTTATGACGCAATGAATTTTTAATGCATTGGTCAACAATACCCGATATCCCTCTCCTGGTATTGTCATTTACCTCTGGGTGAATGTAACTCATTGTAATTTGAGTTGCTTCTTTATTATTTAATTTATCATTGAGGATTTTATTGGATGTGAATCTATCAAACTTTGAGTTGCATATGGCAATGATTTTGCTAGGATTCCTCTCTGATAAACATTCAAGTTCAACAGCGGGGTTGCGATCGTTGTTATTTACATTGCTAAACAGAAAGAAATTTATAGCCTTACTTAATAAACTAGATTTGCCGCTTGCATTATCGCCAGTGAGAATTGTGTAATAATTGTTATGTGAGTCTTCACTAAAGTCATGGACTCTTACCTTGTCTCGACTGTCGTTCATGATTGAATTTATTCTAAACATTTTAATCCTTAACATTGAACTTAATTATTATTTACATCAGTTTCCCGGTTCAGCCTCGCGAGCTAGGTACTGAACAGCACAAAGCACCGTCACCCCAGTAATCCTTATGTTGTGGATACCTTGGATTTCATTGGCAAGTTCAGAGCCGATTGTTGTGGCATAGTGAATTTGGCTACCGAACCATAGGTGACATCATATACTTTGCAGTATATCCTCTCTATTGACAAAGTGAAGTTGGCCATCTCTTGATAGGCGCGAAAATTCCGCTCTTGGCACAGGGCTGCTGTTGCAGCCCTGACAACCTTAGACTTCAATCGATTCAGAAATCTCTAACGCATCATCGACTTCAATGCCCAGATAACGGACCGTGCTTTCCAGTTTCTTATGACCTAACAGGAGTTGAATCACACGAAGATTCTTGGTTTTCTTGTAGATCAGGTAAGGTTTTGTTCTTCTCATGGAATCTGTACTGTAAAGCGAATCTTCGAGACCAATTTTTGCTACCCACCCATGAAAAATTCGGTTGTATTGCCGGGGTGATATGTGTTGGTTAGTACCGACCCGAGATCGGAACAGGTAGTCTTTACTGTGTAAATTGCCAAGCTTTATCAATGCAGAAACAGCCTCTCTTGTCCCTTTGGTTATCTCAAATTGGACAGGGCTGCCGGTTTTCTGTTGTAGCACCGTAGCTCTGCTTGAAACAGAGCTACCATATGCAACATCAGATACTTTGAGTTTTACCAGATCACAGCCTCGAAGCTTACTATCTAGGGCCATATTGAACAGAGCCAAATCGCGCGTTTCACCTTCCAGTTCAAGCCTGATTCGGATCCCCCAGATATGAGATATCTGAAATGGTCTTTTTTGGCCGATGATACGGTCTTTGTTCCACGGTGATGTGTTCATACTCAAATCTCCTGAAATGTGGGTGATCTGAGTATGGCTGTCCCTCATGAGCGAAAAACAGACATTTTAACCGGGCTGTGATTCAGCTCATTGTATCCTTGGTCGCGAAGTTAGATTATCGATAAAGTTCAAGCAGAAACTATGATGAAACAACTGTTGGTTAGACCCAAATGAGATTAGAACAAGGATAATATAATGACAGTTCGATTGAATAAAGTATCAATAACTAACTTCAGGTCTTGCAAATACACCGAAGCTTTTCTAAGGCCATATACAGCATTGGTCGGCTATAATAACGCAGGTAAATCAAATATTATATTGGCTATAAAATGGCTCTTAGATGGCTCCCTACTAAGCGATGCTGATATGTACGACCCACAAAATCCAGTGCGAGTAGAGGGAGTCATTGAAGGGATTACTGATGATACGCTGACGTTACTTAGCGAAGAAAATCAGCAAAAAATTGCACCATTCATCATAGATAAAACTTTGAGGTTTGCAAGAAAGCAGGACAGAGAAGTTGTTGATGGTGATAAGTTAAAAGTCAAAAAAACACTTGAGGTTTTTGATGGTACCACATGGAAAAAAAATCCTGGTGGAATCGATGGCGCTATCTCGAATCTTTTCCCTGAACCAATTCATATTCCTGCGATGTCTGATGCTGTAGAAGATGCAACCAAAAACAAAGCCGGTACAACAATCGCGAAAATATTAGCTGCAATTGTTAGCGAAATAAAAAAAGAATATGAAGTAAAATTCTCTGAAAACATCTCGGAAATCGGTAAATATCTTGCTCATGATGGTTCTACTAGGTTGGATGGTTTGAACAAAATAGACAGTGGCGTTAGTCAGAAAGTAAATCAGTTTTTCCCCGATGTGAGTGTGAAACTACACTTTCCTACCCCCACTCTGGATGAAATATTCAAATCAGGAACCTTGAAAGTATTTGAAGAACGAGCTGGTTCCTCAATAATGCAAGACATCAGCCGATTCGGCCATGGTACACAGCGTTCAATACAGATGGCTTTGATTCAATATTTAGCTGATATTAAGAAAAGAAGCGATGATACAAAAAAATCAAACACTCTTATTTTCATTGATGAACCAGAGTTATACTTACATCCATCTGCCATAAACTCTGTGAGAGAATCTCTGGTTGCTTTAAGCGATCTTGGATTCCAAGTCATCATCTCAACTCACTCGGCCAGCATGCTCTCAGCAAAACATGCCTGCAATGCTATACAGGTCTTTAAAAGTTCCGGAGGTACTATAGCCCGGAAAACCATTTCGGAAAAAATACAAGAATTATATGAGGCATCCTCACCACAACTTCACTCTGCATTTACCTTATCTAATTCATCATTTTTCTTATTTTCAGAAGAAGTTTTATTAGTCGAGGGCAAAACAGAAACGAATGTTTTATGCGCACTTTATAAAAAAATTAGAAACAATGAACTCAACCCTACCAAGACAAGTATTGTAGCTGTAGATGGCAAAGGCAGTCTTTTGAAAATGGCCAATGTTATCAATTCAATAGGTATAAGAACGCGAATCCTTGCCGATTGCGATTTTCTATCAATACTACTGACAACCTCTCATAATGAAGTATTAAGTAGTGAATGCGATGAATTACTCTCATCTTTAACCAATTTGTCTGATCCACAAAGCTTGCAACTTACTAACCCCATTATTTCTATAGACTCACTAAAAAGCAGTTCAAGCAAAGACTTTATAAAAATCTGCAATCATCATGAAGTAAAAGCCTCAATCAAAAAAATTCATGATAAATTAAAGAGTGATGGAATATATATTTGGAAGTCAGGGGATATTGAGCAAGTATACGGGTTTGGAAAAAAACAAAGCGAATGGGATAATTTATTAGATTGCTTAAGCGATGATGAAAAAGAGGTCCGTGCCATTATTAAGAACTATGATGAAATGGAAGATTTCATCTTATGGATTTGACTCTTCCCCTGACTAAATAATACGTAGTCAGGGGATAAGATAAAAAATGTATTATCTCAATTGAGTACTATGATTAGTGTGAAACAACGTGTAACGTCCGCTCCTGGCACTCAGCGGACATTTCAGCTTTGCCTCACCCCCGGAATAATTAAACTTAGCTTTGACATCCCGTACCAACTGCTGTTGGTTCTATTTAAAGCATAATCAGCACCTCGCCGCATTGCGCAGGCAGCGGTTACGCATTTTGACAAGCAACCAGAGTTCGTTTGCTGTTATAGCCATCCCAAGCGTCGATGTGTAAACAGTCGCAGCCCGGCGCCACAGCTTTTTGTCTTCCAGCATCTTCGCCAGTGACAGTGCGTCCTGGACTTTTTTCACATCTTCTTCAGATAATTGTGTTGCAGCCTGCGGCAGGGCAACATCGGGAACCTCAACGCCTTCACCCACTCGATAGACGTACTGGCAGCCGTTATGGGTACGATGGAGTTTTCCCGCGGCATGTAGCTGCCGCAGCAAGTTACCTGCTGTACTGACTTGCAAGTCCAGCGCATCACAGACATCCTGCAGGACGCATTCTGGCGTCCGGCTAACGATGGCAAGCACCATCTGCGCTTTGGTTACTTTGGTTTTTGATTGTTTGGTCATGGTCAAAACTCGTTTACTCGGTTAAACCTGCCGCCTTGCGGCGTTTGTACTCTTCCATCAGAACCTGCGCTGGAGTCGGCCCTGCTGGATGCCTCGGTGCTGCCAACTGCCGACGAATCGGGGGAATCGAAAACCCGTTAGCCATGTGTTTGGTCCATTTCGTGAGTAAGTTTTCTGCCAGTTTTTTCAGCTCTCCCTCCGTCAGGTTCCTCTCAACTCCAGTTCTGCGCATCTCAATGCAAATGTGATACAGAACATCCTGTTTCCATGGGTATTTGTCGCTTCCCGAATATCGGTAAGACTCGTTTCTCCAGCGTTTGTACTCCGCCATCACTGCATCGGATGTCAGATTGAATGGGTTAGCACCGCTGGCAGATACCAGCGCAACGAACTCAGCGAGATCCGGCGGCCATGTGCTGCCCGCGGCGCAACGCTCCATGCACTGCCGGCAAACCAGCGTAATCTGGGCTTCACTCATCGACCCAATCTGAGCGATCCAGAGCTCTGATGGTTCCTCTCCGTTCTTCAGGATCCATCGGTTCGAAAAGATTTCGCCCATCACTTCCCATAGGCGCCACGCCGTTTCTACGGCCGTCTGTTCCTGCAACTCGCAACCGTTGCTCACGGGCGGCTCGAATCTGTTGAACAGCTCTGGATGCTGCTGGCTCTGCTCGTACTCCCACATGATCGTTACTCCCGTTCGCTGGTTTTTTCTGGCGGACTTCCGCACGGTTAAGATGTCTTGCTAGTTTTTGCTCCCACTGGACCTGGTGAAACGCCCTGCCTTCAACCTGCCAGTACGCGATGAAGCTGCTTAACTCGGCAGCAAGATTTATCCCCGGTCTTAATGGCATTCCCCAAATCGTTGCCAGTCGGGGAAAATCCTCGGAAGGTTTCCACCCGAAATACATCGCAAATTTTCCGAATGCTTGTGTTTCACCAGGAACTATTCCCGGTTGATTCGGATAGTCAGGCACAACTGGTTCGACCAGAACCCTATGTGTGGGGGTTATATCTTTTGGTTCCTCTGGTAGATTCCGGATCCCGTTTTTGGGATCGTTTGACGGAAAAAACGGGATCGTTTGGTTGTTTTGCGTACAGGAAACAGTCCCGTTTTCGGGTGCCTTTTCAGCTGTAACAACCCCGTTTTCGGGAATGTTTAAACGATCCCGTTTTTGGTAATGTTCCCGTTTTTGGGTGTATTCAATTTCAGCAACGCTTTCTTCCACACCAAGAAGTCGGTAAACCGGGATTTGTTTAGTCTTTCCACGCCGTTCACCTGTATCTTCAATAAGCCCGATCGAAATCAGATACTGCAGGCTCGACTGGACCGTTTTCTTATCTAGCTCAGTTGCTTCTGCCAGCGCAGGAATGGATGGAAAAGCACAGAGATCAGCTCCGCACATGTCGGCCATCCAGGTCAGAACAGCTTTTGCAGAGGACTTCCCTGTCTTGACTTTTTTGGCCCATCGCATTGCGTCAATGCTCATGAAGCCCCCCTATTTTCTGTACGGTACTCATTGTCAAAACTCGATTAAAAAAACTGTGGCGCTACGGCGCTTATGCTCGCCAGTAGTGGTCCCGCCGCATCTGCAGGAAGCATGTTAAAAAGTGCAATTGCTGCCTCCCGAATTTCACGCTCTAACTTTTGCAACGGAGCACCAAGCAATTTTGCCTGGTGCGCTTCGCTACACTCTTTGATTGCTTGAGCCACCAGCTCGCTTTCAGTCAATCCACGTTTCAATCCGTGTTTGCGCGCAATCTCAATAGGCATTGCATCAGCGATCGCTCCTGAAAGCTGCATGACGTAACTGGCGTACTTATCTGAACCGGATTCGTTTTTCAGGTAGCGGTACAGATTCTGTTTATTGACGTTAATTCCGCGCCCGTTTTGTTTTCTCCATTGCTCAGCCACCAGCTGCGCGATGTGGTCCTGTGCACGTCCAGGTAAAGTCGACTCCCATTCCTGAACGGCAGCAAAAATTGCTCTACTTTTCATCCGAGCCCGGCGTAGACCGGAAAACTGATTTTCTGAGTTCAGTTGCAGCCCCATTACCGGGTTATGATTTTTAAAAGAGATGGTTTGCATGGTTAAGCCTGCCTCCCACTCAGTTCTTTATCAGTCGGGAAGACGCTATCAAGCGAACATTCAGCTCCTAGTTTGTTAAGTGCATCCACAATAGAACGGCACTCCGTCAATCCAGGTTCTCGAAGGTTGGCCTCATAATTTGATAGACGCGAACGACCCCAATTGAGAGTTTTTGCAAGCTGTGCTTGAGAGATGCCCAGCTTTTGACGCTCAGAAGCAATGTTGTTCACTTGATTTCTCCTTGCTGTTTGATGCAACCAATTTAGTCACAATATGTGTCTATTGTCAATCTCAAAACGTGATCAATACAGTGCCACAAACCGTGGTAACATTTTGCATATGAAAAGCATGTCTGAAGTTGTCGGCGAGAGACTTAAAGCTCTTCGCGAAAGGAAAAAATTAAGCCAAGCGCAACTTTCTAAGCTGTGCGGCTGGGCTACGGCCTCACGCGTTGGTAACTATGAGCTAGGCGTGAGAAACATAGGTATCGACGATGCTGTTGTCTTGGCGAGAGTGCTGGACACTACCCCGAGTTATCTTCTTTTTGGTGATGAACTTAATAAAGGACAAGAACTCCCCCCAAAACAACGCAGGATGCTTCATCTTTTCAATCAGTTACCTGATACTGAGCAAGACAGAATGCTAGATCTCTTCGAAGTTCGTTTAAAAGAGATTGATGAATACGTTGAGCGATACCTCCAAGGCAGATTCAAGAAAGACTCCGAATAACTTTGATAAAGCCAGCTAGATGCTGGTTTTATTTTATCCCCACTGGACACGTATTGTGTATTGACAAAACAACACATATCGTGACTATAATAATCACACAGAAACACGTCATCGAGGCAGGAAGCCCACGAAGTAGCTACCGGCGGCATACGAAACACCGGATGAGATGACAGCAATATCAATCGCAGCAGGTTCAACGTTCGGCTGCCCGGCCTTAAGGGAAGGAAATAAGTATGGATAAAGCATACGAAGACTATTTTGAAAACCTCTCTGAAGGAGAAGAGGCACTGAGTTTCAGCGAGTTTACCGCGGCACTTTCAGGTAAGCCGGCAGATTGCGCCTCTTCTGAAATGTAATGGAAATCCTGCGCGCTTCGTGGTGGTGAATTGCAGGGTGAAAAAGCTCAATCGTGAAGATCAGCGTCACGACACCACCGACGAAGCGCGTCGAAGTAGTGAAAATAAAAAGTCAGGGTTTGCAATGCGGTGAATGCGGCTATGCGCACGCGACACAGTTAAAAAAGTAAACATGGCGGTTATTCACACGTTGTGGGGAAAAAGTTGTCGGCGGTAGTTGTTAACTGGCTGCCGTCACCGGGAGGCACCCGGCGCCGCATTGCAAAACCACATCCTAATACTGAGTTAACTGGAGATAACTATGAAGGATTTTGCCCGAGTACCTACCGGGAACCAGGCGACCCGCCTGAACTGGTTCGAGGTGAGACTGCGCCAGCTGTGTTACTTACTGGCGCAGAAAGGAAACCCTGAGGCTGAGGCATGAATACCCTGTTTGCCCTTGTCATCAGCGTATGTGCTCTCACTGGTGAATGCTCTGATGTTCTGATCGGTGTTTATCCATCAGAGGTCAGTTGCAACAGCAACGCCGATGAACAAAAAGTACAGGGCCAGTGCCTCCCCTACCGAAATGCACAAAAAATGGCTGACGACCAACAGCCTGCAGTGAGTTTTTGAATCGAGTTTTGACCAATGGCCGTTACGGCCGGAGAAGTGATTATGGAATTTGGAATGAAACGCGTTCTGGCATCTGTCCAGGCCGCCGCCACTTTGAATAAGCTCTATGACGGCTCGCCCGTTTCACTGACGGCCATCAGTAAAGAGTCAAAGCTGTCTACTTCATACCTTGAGCAGATCTTCAAAAAGCTGCGGGCGGGTAACCTGGTAATTTCACAGCGTGGCCCAGGTGGTGGTTATAGCCCCCGCGGCGATGACATCACCGTTACAGAAGTGATCACTGCGGTATCTAAACTGCCAGCCCATAAAACTTTTGAGCCTATCCTGCGAGCGCTTGACGACGTTCGCGTATCACAGCTGCTGCGGGGCGATTCGCCAGCCCCATAAAGCACAAAACCCGCGCAAGGCGGGTTAAGTACCCGGTCAGCCGACCAAAGCTTTCCGGAATCGAGTTTTGACCAATGACCACCACCAGGGCGGCTGCCATCAGCTGCCGGGTATCTTACAATCCAAAGGAGCCCAAACGCAATGAACAACTACCCGTATCTCATTAAAGCGAAGGCAAAAGCAAACGAAGCGAAAAGTCTCTTCTGCTGGTTCTCTGCTAAATCCGATTCTCGCGCCGAGCGCAAAATCCTGGACATCCTGGAAGACGCTGAAATTAACGTTGGCCGCGGCGCCAGCCATCAGCTGCCGATCCGCACCAACTGGCTCATCGTTGATGACTTACCGGAAGAAGGTGTACTGGATGACACCTGGTGCGATCGTTACGAGCTTGGTGGTGAAGACGGGCTGACATGGCAAAAAATCGTTGCGCCGGCGGCTGCTGAACCACAGCCCTCCAGTAAACCAGAAAACGATATCTCTCCTGCAAATAGCGATGAAGAGGACTATTCGAACAATGAAGAAGCACTCTTCAACCTGGCAGAAATGTCATTCCGCACGCAGCTGCTTGCCCAGTATATGGCCGACGAACGTCACGTATATCACATTAGCATTCCTCATCGAAACCGCCTTTCAGCGATGGAAATGGATACGGATAATCACGGTGTGCAGAATCTGCTGCTGACGGCAGAAAATATTCCGGAGCTTAAAAAATATGATATGCCTGGCCTGTGGAAATTTACCAGTGCATTTAAGAGCGTATTTCCTGTGGGGAAACGCCATGAGCTCGGCAAGCAAATTCAGTTCGCCAAATTGTGGTTTGAAACGTCGCACATTGACCGCGGGATCCTTACAAAGGAATGGGCTGCTGGAAACTATATCACCTCAATAAACAAAACCGATACCGGCGCCAATGCTGGTGGCGGTAACAAAACTGACCGCAATCCGGATTATCAGCATTCGCTGGATACTCTGGATATAGAGATCGCCCTTGCGACGATGCCTATGGATTTTGATATCTATAATTTTCCGGCATCAGTCCACCGCCGCGCGAAGGAAATAGTACAGAAGAAAGAAAGTCCATTTAAAGAATGGTCTGCAGCATTACGGAGCACACCAGGCATCCTTGATTATTCCCGTGCAGCGATTTTTGCACTGATCAGGGAAGCATCCAGTGGAATAGCTCCTTTTCCAGATCGGTTGCGTGGCTACATCAACGCGAATCTGACTGAACATAAGCATGATACCCCGAGCGCTGAAACGCTTGCCAAGGCGGGGCATATTCCATCTGCAGCAGTCACTCTGGATGCAATAAACCAAGCAATCGCCGGAGAGGATAGCAGCGCAAACCTGGAAACACTCTCCTCCGACTTTAAAGCAGTTGGTACCGAACTGGTAAAAGAGGCTCAAAAGCAACGTCCAGACGCTAATCAGGTTCTGGCCTCCGAGCGCGGCGAATATGTTGAAGGGATTAGCGACCCTACGGATCCGAAGTGGGTAACCGAAGACCTTACCAAGACCAGGCAGCCTGAAGTTTCAAAAATTGGGGACGGAGTATTTTCCATTGACGGTCTTGTTGATGTTAAGGGCAAGGTTAACCAAAAAGAAAAAACAGATGAAGTTGTTCATCAAACGGATGCTGTAGATATTGAATCCAGTCATCATAATAAGCAGGAAGATCAGCCAATTGATTATGTTCACATTATGGTTGATCTGGAAACCATGGGTAAAAAACATAACGCCCCTATCGTCGCTATTGGTGCGGTTGTTTTTGACCCGGCAACCGGCTCTATTGGAGAAAGTTTCTATAAAGTCGTATGCCTTGAATCCTCTGTGAACTGGGGCGCCGTAATCGATCCCTCTACTGTTATCTGGTGGCTTAAGCAGTCCTCCGAAGCACGCTCTGCGATCGTAAATGATGATGCTATCCCGTTGCAGGATGCATTACTCCAGTTCAGAGAATTTGTTTCTGATAATGTCGCTGGTGGGAGTAAAAAGGCGCAGGTATGGAGTAACGGTGCGTCATTCGACAACTCTATTCTGCGTTCTTCTTACGATTGCATTGCTGAAGATTATCCGTGGGAATACTGGAACGATCGGGACGTACGAACAATGGTAGAGCTCGGCCAGGCCATTAGCTTCGACCCCAAAACAACGATCCCGTTTGAAGGGTCTCGTCACAATGCCCTCGCTGATGCTATTCATCAGGCCCACTATGTATCAGCGATCTGGCAGCGAATAATTGCCGGCAATCAGGTGCTGCAAAAATTGATGCAAAACTGATTTTTTATTTTCAGATACTGGCCCAGCAATGGGCCATAATGAGGTAAAACACATGCTTCAGATGTTAACCCTTGAAGAGTGGGCAAACGAGAAATATAGAAGCAATCCTCCAAGCGTTTCCACTCTCAGGAATTATGCTAAACAGAATATGTTTTCTCCCCCAGCCAAAAAAGAAGGTCGATTCTGGCGCGTCAGGGAGGATGCTGAGTTGGTCGGTACATTGACCACTCCTGTAGTAAAGAAAAGCGACCCTGTTCTTTTGCAGAGGATTTTGAACGATGGCTGCCAGACCACGTAAAAATAATATATCTATTCCAAATTTATACCCGCTCTACAGTAGAAAGGTTAATAAAGTATACTGGCGTTATAAGCACCCGATAACTGGTAAGTTTCATAGTCTAGGAACAGATGAAGCAGAGGCCACGGCAATAGCTATTGAAGCAAATAAAAGACTGGCGGAACAACAAACCCGCCAGATAATGGCAATCACTGACAGAATTTCCACCAGCTCAGGAAAATCAATATCAACTAACACCTGGCTTGAACGTTACTGGAAGATTCAGCAGGAAAGATTAAAGTCCGGAGATATTAAAGAAAACACTATCAAACAAAAAGCAAAACCAGTATCTCTGCTTAAGGAGCGGGTAGGAATGAAATTAATATCCGCTGTCAATGTTCGAGATGTTGCGCAAATTCTTGATGAATATTTAGCGGAGGGACAACCCAGAATGGCTCAGGTCATTCGCTCTGTCCTAATAGATGTTTTTAAAGAAGCTCAGCATGCGGGAGAAGTACCTCCTGGTTATAACCCTGCACTAGCAACTAAACAACCTCGTAGAAAGATCACTCGCCAGCGCCTCACTCTTGAGGAATGGCAAAAGATTTTTGATATAGCCGATGAAAATCACAAATACATGGGGAACGCCATGCTTTTAGCCATAGTAACAGGACAGCGACTAGGTGATATATCCCGTATGAAATTCTCGGACATCTGGGACGATCATCTACACGTTGAGCAAGAGAAAACCGGAAGCAAAATCGCTATACCATTAGCTCTGCGTTGCAACGCAATCAACTGGAGCCTCCGAGATGTAATCAGTCGTTGCCGGGATTATGCAGTAAGCCCTTATTTGGTTCATTTCTTTAGAACCACCTCACAGGCTGAGCGAGGAGCACAGGTGAAACCCAGAACACTGACCATGAATTTCAGCAAGGCAAGAGACAGTGCAGATATTGACTGGGGACAAGGTACACCGGCAACTTTCCATGAACAAAGATCGCTTTCCGAGCGGTTATATAAAGCCCAGGGTATAAACACGAAAGATTTACTTGGACATAAAACTCAACAACAAACGGATAGGTACCATGATGATCGAGGGAAGGGGTGGACAACGGTGGCCTTATGA